TGTAGTTCATTATAATGCTGTACTAATTGTTTAGCTGGTTGCAATGCCTGTGTTGAAGGTATCCTAGAAAGCTCGTATTTGGCCTGTGCTGCATTTTTGTATGCATTGTATAGTTGGGTACGCGTTTCACGTAATTTTTCAAATTTGGCCCGTTTACGCTCAATTTTGGAAAGTTCTTTATCAGCCTGTTCAACATGCTCTAATAATGAAAGCTGTACTTCAGTTTCTTCTATAGATTTATTAACAACATCTAACTTACTTTTGTGGTGTCTCTTTTTTGCTTTGATGTATGCAAGTGCTTGCGTAGGTCTATCCAAATCTATTAATTCAGACAACCTTTTTGCTACTTTACCAGGACTATCATCTAATAAAAATGGACTGTCATGTTGCCCCTGTATATTAACATCCCCTATATTTAGGGCACTGGCAACTTCATCAGGTACGGCCCCCCTGAGAGCTTTGAATGGGTCTTTTTTGCCAGCTATGTAGTACTTAGTAGAAGATTTTGTTTTTTCGTATGAAACATCATCAATAGTTACAGTAGCTTTTTTAGTACCTGTACGAATAAAAGCATTACCAGCAGGTTTATTATGTACTACAGAACTTATAGCACGGCGTACAGCAGATTTACCACTGTCACTCCTACCTGTTAATGCAGTAAGGGTAGGGGCAAATTCTATAACTGTATCTTTGTGAGATTGATAGTTTTGCAGTATTAATTTCTTCATTAATGCTTGACATTTATTTTCAAGGCAGCTAGATGTTTCCTTGCTTTTTCTTTAGATGGATGTTTCTTGAGTTTAGTCCACCTATTATTCTTTTTCACCTGTACTACAGTTTTGTTTTTAGGTGATATTCTATACGGCATTTTGCTACCTCTCAGTTTTGCATACAGTGCATCTGTACTTTACTTCTGTACTGCCTTTACCTATTTTTGTTTTATTGTGGACACGCATACCCTTACCATGTAATTTATCTTGCCCATCGTGTTTGCACGTACATTTCTTTATAGACATTTTATACCTCTTTTGTTAAATTTAAAAAGTGTGGTGTAGTAGGGATAATATTATTCCATAACGGGACTATCCCTAATTGGTAGTACACATCCCTACATTCCACACATGCATGTAGTGTATGGAGCTACCCTATTATAACTCACTCATACAATACATGGTCTGTCATACTGTTGCATAACCTCAGAACAGACAATGCCAAGGTAGGAGTTCTGGATTTCAGTATACAGGAGGCAATACCTACGTGTGGCTGCAATGAGAATTGCCACGAAAAGATGTAGGCCCCAGAACATCGCACAGTACCCACGACTCCTGTATCAGGTTTTCTTTTTGCCATACCTAGATTTTGCTAATTTACTCCTCTCTTTAAGCATAGCATCTGCTATTAAATAAGATTGTTCTGCTATTTCTTGTGCTACTGCGTATTCATTACCTAGAGTAAGTGACGACAGTACACCTATAAGAGCTGACATAGCAAACTGATCACGTAGAGAAACCCCTTGAAAATCATTATTCATCTAAGTACCCCTCATCTATTGCTACCTGCATTAGTTTACTCTTAGCATTTATCAACATAGCTTTAACTTCTATCAACCTTATTTTAGAATTTCCACTAAAACCTGATGGTTCCCAATTAGTATCTTCTATTAATAACAGTAGTCCATCAGTAACTTCTGATATAGTAACCCAACCATTATTCGTATTCATACATTTCTATTCCCCTATCTTCAGCAAGCCATATAGGCATTATTACGCATTCTACATTATCAATAGTTGTAAATTCACACATAGATGTTGGTATCCATTCTTCAATATGGTCCTCAAATTCTATTAAACAAGCATCCTCTGTTTCAAATACTATGCTATCGTACATAAGTTGTATGGTTTTATTCATATACCCGACTTCTCCCTAATTTCTTTTATATCTTGCTGTTTCATATCCCATCACCTGTTTAATATGTCCTCTAATGTATCTGGTTTGTCTTTATCATCCCTAAAGCATACAAAAACTGGTGGTCCATATAATGACTTTACTCCATCTTTTCTGGATTTTGATTCTGAAACATCTTGGTACTCAATTTCACAAATCCTTCCAATATTGTTGTCCCAATTATCAGCACGAAGTTCATCAGAAAAACCACCACCAATAGAGCAAACCAGACCACCGCAATCGGTACCAACAGTAATTCTCCCCATAACTGTCTCATGTTTTTTGCCTTTATCTCCATAGTCCCATGAAAGTATTCTCAATTCTGCTTCATACAATGCTTTTAGTTTGATCTGCTCCAAACTTGTCCCGTGCTTCCATGTTGCCCTTACATTTTTAAGTACAGCCCCTTCCCCACCTAATTCTATAATATCGTTTGCGTAATACTGTGCATCTTTTTCAGAATGAACTATCATATTACGTATGGGTTGAAAATAATAGTCACAGGCACATGATTTACAGAACATTTCTACGGTATTAAACCGTGAATAATAAGGTATACTGCATTTTTCATTCAAGTAGTCTTCAAGAGGTACAGCATCCCACATAGTAAAGAATACTCTCTTTGCTTTTTTCTTATTGACTGTTCCCTGAATACATTGATTAATAATACCATTGCCTGTTTGTCTGTCTAATACATTTCCATGCTTATCATATACTCTGAGTTCTCCCATTAGAACAATATTATTAAATTCTTCATGTTCAGAAGCAGAGCAGTTCCAAAATACTTCCTTAAGATGTTTCAACTTTTTTATCTTTTTGCTGTCCCTTGTACCAAAAGTAATTTTGCCATTATCAATTCTCATTTCTGCATACATGCCATTTGCTTTCTCTTGAACTATAGCAGGGTATACTATGTTGTTAATATGTCTACGGGTGCTGCATCTTAAATAAGGTGTAAATGGTATTGTATTTGGTCTTACTTGGTTAAGTATACGTACCCCTACACCACAACGTAAATCACCTTTACAGATGCGTTTAACTACTTCATACGTTTCTTTATCAATACTGGCAAGTTGGTACAAAAAATCTTTATCAATATTACTAGCACCTCTTTGATTACTGAGAGTATCTAAATATGAAAATAAGTTAGAAGGGCCTTTCAGATGATCCTTCAGGATAAACATTTGAGGTTCTTTAGGAAACCTTTTTATATGGTATTTCTTAGTTGGGTCCAAAGCGTACTGCACAGTTTTCAGGAATAGTTTGTCCTGTAATGCTGTTTTTAGATACTCTCTCTTATCTAATGTAGAAGATAAATTAGCAATGTGCTCTAGTTTTTCGTATACAGATTTTAATGACATTACCGCTCCTATTTACAAGTTGGGCTTGATTTCCACAAAGCATCACAAAGCATATCATTTAATTTTGTTGGATACACCATAGGCACTTTAGCTTCTTCTCGTAACCACCCTAAATCTTTTATCCATTGTTCACATTCCGGCCATACTTCTAATAGTTGCTTTGTAGTATTAACACTATGCAATACTTTATTTATCTCACTACGTAATTCTCTTTTATCAGAATTTATTTTATATTCTTTTTCTTTTAATGTCAGCCATTTCTTAGTTAGATAATGATCACTGTCAAATTTACGCAGACTGTCATAGTCACTAAACCAAAATGGCCTCTTGTCAGACATATGCATATATGCAGCACTACCAGAAAACCAACACACTATAGTCTCACGAACCTCGAACATCTTATCATAATAAACACAATTCATGTACTTTTGCTGTTCTCCATTGTACCTATAATTATAACATTCATCAGCGAATTGTATGAATTCTTCTTTTAGTTCTGTATCTTTATCATTAAATGCTAAGTATTCTATATGGCAGCATAGTTCAGCACGCATTCCATTATTGATTCTTTTTGATTTCATGTTACCCCTATTTAAAAGTTTTATACAGTATATATACTATATTTTATTGAATTTGTCAAGGTATAATACTAACCACGTGTATGTTCTAATTTCTTACGCTGGTACATCTTTCTTAGGCTATCTGCATGTACAGTACTAGATACACCATCTGTGCTGTATTTACGCATAATAAGCCCAGACACTCTATTACCATAGCATTGTTTTCTTATACGTTTAGCTACTTTTCCTCTCATGATGTCCCTCTAAGGTATTCAGTTTTCTTCTTAAACTTTTTGCAGCTTTTGTGCATCCATATGCTCTTTTCTCCAATAATTAGCAATTTCTTGTGCTACGTATGTAGTAGGAAGTCCTACAGTATTTAATACATTATCAGAAATCATGTACTTAATATCACAGTATCTATCTTCTGTGTATACATGAATTAAAGTTTCAAACCTTTCTCTATATTTTTCTATATCTACACAGAATTTACTAAGTTTTACTCTACTTACTTCTAGAGGTACTGGTACAGCACTATTTGTCATATCAAAAGAAATAGGGCTATACAATGGCATATACATTCTATCACAATTTACATGAGCTTCTATTTTTTTAGGTGGTAAACACACTGAATTTGGTGCAATCTGTTCAATACAAGTGACTAACTTATTAAACTCATATTCAAGTTGATCTATTCTACCCCTCATATATTTTATAAGGGAATCATCTCGTTCTAATGCTTCTTCAAGTTCTTTTATCCTATTTCTTAGTTTTCTTTTTTGATTTCTACCGAATCGTTTGCTCATTAAGGAACCCTCATTAATACAGTGTCGAATGATAATACTGTTTGTAGACAATTTATATCATAGCTATAAAGTACTCGTATATTACTCCCCCTAAAGTAGTAAATACCTCCTGTAATATTATCTGGTACAGAAAGAACATCACCAAAGCTAAATTTCCCTCTATATGCTTTAATATGATTTACTAATGAAAATGCAGCAGGTTTTGCAAAATGTTGTAAAAACTGTTCTTTATCATACTCTTGTTCTTTTGCAGTAAGTCCGATAGAAATATCTATATGTTTATCATAATTAGGATGAAACGATTTTCTTCTTGAATAAAAAGATATTTTATTTGCAGGTAGGTTGTTCCGTAAGTAACTAGCAACGTACATGCCGCATGTATTTAACTTTTCATTAGAACTTAAAATTGAAGTTGGTGTTCTTTGTATTATATCTACTCCCCTATCAATAGTATCAATAGGGAGTGAAAAAGCTAATGGGGTAGCAGCAGCTAATTTAAGAAATGTTCTTCTATTCATTTCATTAGCCTTTTCATAGTTTTAAGATAATATTCATGTTGAGTAAAGTCGTACCTACATCCAGTAAGCCATATACAAAAATCTTTCAGCTCCCCTACTTTTTGTTTTAATGCTGCTATTTCTGATTCTTGCTCATGATATGTTTCATTCCATACTTGATGTAGTGCATTATGTACACTTACACTTTCAGGATATGGGGTCTTGCTTTGTATCTCTTTTATTCTGTCAGAGTTCATATCAACCTTTCTTGTAGAATTTAGGTTTAATGCCAGCCCATTTAAAAGCTCTATCTAGAGGTTTAGTCAACTTTCCACTTTTAGGGTAATCTGGTAATTTAGCACTTCCTCTATAGTGATTATGATACCATTTTCTAAGATCTGCATAGCTTCTCTTTGTCAGTATAGGCGGTTTTGGAGCTTCACTTGGATGTATATATGGGTAATGATCTTGCTCTAAATAATCAGCACACGCCCTGAGAATAGTAGGTAAATCATCTTGAGATATACCATACCTAACACAATTATTTTCTGATTTTGCTACAAATACATTGCATGTAGAACACAATACTCCACGTACAAGACCTGTACCCTTAGTTCTTTTTACATGGCTATGGTCTAAACATGGTCGTTTTGGTATTTGCTTACAAATAGCACATACACCATCTTGTTGACTCAGTATACTCTCTCGTATTTCTGGTATTTCTTTATGTTTTAATTGTGTGGGTTTCACATCAATCCCCAACTACACCATCATCTTCATATTTATCTTGGTTTAAACCTAGTCTTTCCTCAGTATATTTAAGGAGTTCATAGAACTCTTTAATAGGAATAATAGAAAGATCAGTACTATCTTTAGGTAAGCATACTATTAATGCACGTATATTCATAGCAGTCAATTGATTAGCTAATTCCTGTACATATTCATTTTCCCATTCTCCCTTTAATAATACAATGTCATTGTTAGAAAATGTCATTTTCTCTATACTCCTGGCTACTTCATCCTCAAATGTAGACATTACATTTCCTCACCAAATTCATCATAGTCAGCATCACCTACAGGACCACCCCAATGTACTGTGGAAGTACCATCAGATCTACGTGTCACCAAAACTTTTCCACCAGTACCATCATCTTCCCATTCAGTAGTATGGTATTGGCCAGGATATTCTTCATCTGGTATATCATTTCCAAAGTTAGGCATGGCATCCTCCATTATTCTTTTATTTATTAAATTGGGCGGGGGGAAATCGCTCTCTCCAAGCTATCGATTTTTACCGATAGGCGATTCTCAAGGTGGAATGTACAGCCGTCTCCGGAGTACCCCGTGCCCCACTACACCCGCCCAAACTCATTATCTTTTCAGTTCTTTCCACAAAGAAATACTCTTATCGTCGTGTACTGCGCCTCCATCAGACAATGCTAAATAACCATCATTAAATTGAACAAGAACAGGGTGATTATAGTCATTCTTAGGCATCATTTCATCTCTGGCATGCCATTCATTACTCTGTGCTTTTATTAATTCTTGCATGAAGTCCATTTTTATACTCTTTTCTAACAAAATTAAATTGAGTGCTGTGTTGCAACTAACCGCTTACGTATTCCTGTCTTGTCCAAGTTCGCAGGGTGATCAAATCCTAATGCGCCTAGGGACTTTCACTGTATGGCATTGTTGCAATTTCTACAGCATCCTTGTTTCAACGGTACAGCACTCAAACTTTTTTTTCTTAGTATTTTTTATTCTGGTAGATATATATTCATTTTGGAATTCTAATATACCTTTTACAGATTTATATAAATTCATTTGTAGTTCATGCATAGCATTTAATAGATCAGTCTTTATAGCAACTTCTAAATACAAAATACCCACTAGTATAGTAGTAACTAATCCTGTCTCTCTATATATCATAGGGCATACTATAATAAAGAATATTGTACGTACAACTAACCTTGGAGTAATATTTATAATTGATAGGTGTTCTTGTTGTACTTGTTGACTCATTGTATCTCCTAAAATTAAAGTGTGGGGTCATAAGATATCCTTCCTATGACCCCTATTCACGAAGAGGGAATTGAACCCTCGACATTATGCGTTACAGGCATATGCTCTACCTACTGAGCTATTCGTTATACGTCTATGTACATTACCAGAGTTTCCTTCAACTAGCAAATCTCATTCTTACAAAAACTGTCCTACCATTAGACGATCCGGCCTTAATTAGAGGGGGTACAAAGTGACCTAACGGGCACGTTCTATCATGGGTGATAACTTTTACAGACTCGCGCTTTTCCAGCACCCTTTAACATAAGGTCATCCCATTTACTCTTTACTTTGTACCCCCTACAATGGAGGCCGGAGAGGGATTCGAACCCCCACTTGTAATTAATTAGGATTTGCTACCGTTTACTCCTCCCTACATAAAATCAAACTATTGAGGCATAAAACTAATACTGATTGGATAGATGACCCTATCACCTATCTAGGCATTACACCATAAACTAACACCAATACTACCTCAATATTATATTATCCTAACAAACTTGCAGCAGAATAGGTTGTAGTAGTAATATTGTCTGTGTAATCAGAATTTCCCCTCCATGTTGGAGTATGCTTAAATATTTTCTTCAATGAATCGTCGTATGGTTGTGCTATTCCTATAGACCCAGATTCCCCCATACTATTAGAACAGGGCCTATCTAAAAAGGGCGAATCACCAATTCAATTCTTTTTTGATCAAACTCCCTAAGTTTTTCATTTCCAAGTAGCACTTGGGTTGCAGCAGCCTGATCTGTGTCAGCTACAACAAATTCTGGACCCAAGATAACTTTTGACATGGCATCATTTTCTTCTACATCTTTTTTAGTGGGGTTTTCCACAACAACAACCATAAATACACTGCCTTCCATTTTGTTCCTCCCAATAGTGAATAGTACCAACAGGCAACCAACTTATAGGGTTGGGGCTGTTCCAGCTTTACATCCTATCAGTACTATTATGTACATCAGCTACGCACGTTTTTTATCCCTTTTACGGGCAAGTTTCTCAGCCTTTTTAGCTTCTTTAGCTGCCTTACGTGCTTTGTTTTTTTCTCTGCGGTTTTCAGCCTTATACAGAGCCCTCTTTCGTTGCGCGGCATAATTAGGTTTATGCCCCTTTTTACTACGTACTTTCTTATCAGCCATCGCGAATCTCCTCTAACCTAGAGAAGCAGGTTTGGTACGGAGGGAGGGATTCGAACCCATCACTGTAAGGATTTTAAGTCCCATGCCTCTGCCGTTAGGCTACCCCCGTAACTTATTTATATAGTATATATACTAATTTTAGTGTATAAAGTCAAGCCTTATTTTTATTTAATGCTGACAGGCAAGGTAAGGTTTTATTCTACGGCCAATGGATTAGCAATCAAACTCTCTACACGCCTGTACTAATGGTGGGGAGCGAGGGATTCGAACCCCCAACCTCGTGGTGCTTCCGGGTTACAGCCGGACCATTTACCAGTTCATGCAACTCCCCTTGTAATTTTGGCAGTAGGTACTGGAATCGAACCAGTGCAAGTATTACCTTGTCCTCGCATTAGCAGTGCGGAGCCTTCCCACTCGGCCAACCTACTACTGGTTGCGGGAGGGGGAATTGAACCCCCGATAACTAGAATATGAGTCTAGTGCCTTACCACTTGGCGATCCCGCAATACTATGGAGCCAATGACAGGAATCGAACCCGTGACCATCTGATTACAAATCAGGCGCTCTACCAACTGAGCTACATTGGCTTTTGGCAGGCAAGGTAGGGCTCGAACCTACGACCAATGGATTAACAATCCAACGCTCTACCAACTGAGCTACATGCCTGCACAATATGGAGGAAGGCCGGGGATTCGAACCCCGAAGAGTGTTACCTCTGCACACGGTTTTCAAGACCGACCCGATACCATTCCGGCAACCTTCCAGTTATATTTGGTACTCCCGGCTGGATTCGAACCAGCAACGCATAGAGTCTAAGTCTATCGCCTCTGCCAAAATTGGGCTACGGGAGTACATATGGTACAGGTGGAGAGATTCGAACTCTCACTGGACAGATTTTAAGTCTGCTGTCTCTGCCTAATTGGACTACACCTGCTTGGAAGAGGCAGAAGGACTTGAACCTTCAGCCACAAGAATCAAAATCTTGTGCTCTACCAGTTGAGCTATGCCTCTATAAATAGGGGCTGTATTAAATGACAATGTAGCATTCCCGTGGAACATCAGCATATATTACAGCCCCAAAGCAGTTACCCACCATTAATAAAATTTACAATAGCCGCGCCCACATTACCTTTTACTACAGGTTCTGTATTAGCTTGCTGCCGTTGCCTTTTTACTGCTTGTATAAGTTTGTCTATACGTCCAAGTACTTCTGCCTTTTCATGCGATGTTATCATGCTACACCATACATTCTTGACAAATTTACCTACTGGTACCTGCTCTTCCCATTTTTCTATTTGGGCTGGTAGTGATTGCCCACTACGCCCTTCAGGTGGAAATTGCGCTTCTACAAGTACCTTAGACTTGAACGTCATTTTAGTTTTCAACTTTTCTTCAGGGTGTACCATATCCCAAACACCCTCACCCTTATCTTCAGAAGGTTTCCATTCTACACCTGCTGGTAGGGTTGGTATGGTCTCGTACACACTACGTATGTACTTCAAACGTGATTCTAATGCAAGTAAAAAAGTTGCAGGAAGATTTGTACCTATAGTAACCCCATCAACAACTAAGTCTGCCTTAGCATTTTGATTAGTGGCTTCTTTTTGATACAAAGCATCCAAGTAAGAAGCAATAGATTCACCAGTATAGTTCACACGATCTTCTACAGTAGTAGCCATAGCTTGATTTTCGTCAGGGTACTCAATAGGATCATCTTCAAGAAATGAAACCAGACTTCTGTGATACCCCATAAACATAGCAGGCTTGTTGAATACTTTTTTTGATTCTTCGCAGACTCTCTTGTACTTACCTTCAAGGTCTGATTCTACAGCTAATAATTGATGTAATTTAGCATTTCCCATTTTACTGCTCCCCAAACTGAAATTAATAATATACTGCAACAATACTATTGGTGATCCCGACAGGATTTGAACCTGCGATAATCTGATAGAAAGTCAGATGGCTTAACCACTCGCCTACGGGACCACTACTTAATTGGTGGGAGCACCAGGACTCGAACCTGAAACTACTTTCTTATGAGGAAAGGGCTCTACCATTGAACTATACTCCCACACATACTTCTTACTTAGCCTTCTTTAATGGTGCGTTTCAGTGCAGCACCAACTTTAAACTTTACACCTGTACTAGCGGGAAAAGTCATTGCTTCTCCTGTAGCTGGATTACGTCCTTCACGTGCAGCACGTTCTACTGTAGTGAATGTACCAAAACCAGGAAATTGTACTGATTCACCTTCTAACAAAGTTTCTGTGATAGTATCTAACATAGTCAATAGCACCAGTTTAACACGTGATTTAGACATATCACAGTCTTGTGCAACTACTTCAATAAATTCTTTCTGTTTCATTTCTTTTCTCCTCCAAGGAATTCTTCTTCATACATTAGTACTTGGCCTGTACATTCTTCAAACAGGTCATTGTACGCTTCGTCAACATCTGCACTATTACTGATATCTACAGCTATACCAGTGTGTACTTTTATAGATTCATAATTGCCTAAATTTATTGTTTTACTGATGCCTACAGTTAGTCTACGGTTTTCATATTTCATATTACCCCCTATTTTTATTAGTATATATACTATAAATAAAACAACTTGTCAACATTAAATTACACGCCGTGTACGTTTTACTTGTCTTTTTGGGCCATTATACACAAAGTACCCCTCATCATCTATAGACAACTCACCGTCTTTTTCCATTTTAGAAAGTACTTTTTTGGGTACTTGTACAGATCTAAGTGTACTTATACGGAATAGTTTACCATTCTTGTTTAGGCAACCCCAATAGTTAGTGCCTATTGATTCCTTTGATAAACATTCTATAATAACATTTTCCCAATCAAGTACTTCCCTTGTCACGAGTTTTCTTCTTTTTGCCACAAAAAGCCCTCCTAAATAAATGTATTCTTTCCCTAGAAAGGTAGGAATTTAGGTTGAATTGTTTAGCTATATTTTTTAGGTATTTTACTTTGCATTTATCTTTTTTCAATTTATAGGTAGGAGTCCCCTCAAAAGGTAATACAGTCAATTTGCGTGTCAACTGTATTACATCAGAACTCTCTTGTATACGTTTGTATAGTACAGATGTGGGTTTCATATCACCAAGTAAATATTTTATAGCCCTATCTTCACCTATACCACGTACTCCTGGTACTTCATCAGTAGTACATCCTGCTATTCCTTTAATGTCTGCCCACATATCTGGGTATACACCATACCTATCAAAGAACACTTCTTCATCTATTGTTTGATGTGTGATTATATCAAACATAGTGCAATTACTATTTATTAGTTGGTACAGATCTTTATCTCTGGCTATTATCTTAACAAAGTGCTTCTTGCTGTATTTTTGAGCAACACTCGCTATAATATCATCCCCTTCTAATCCATCTTCATATAATATATTACTAAATCCAAGTTCAGGTAGAATATAATTCCGTAGTAAATCAAATTGGCGTGCCCTATCCTTATTTACTAATTTTTCTTCATCTGTATACTCTGTTTTTTTACTTCTGCGTTTATACTTATATTCAGGAAATAATTCTATCCTTTTTGAAGTAATACTATCCCATGCAAATACTATACGGTCAGCTTTATAAAAATCTTGTAATTCAAACAGGTGATTTAAGAAACCGTATATGACAGCTGTGCCTTCTTCTTTATGAGATAATGGTGGTAATGCATGAAACACTGTCCAACATATACCATCACAATCTAATACTAGAATAGTTTTCATTTCTTCCTTGGTGTAGTATCACGTTTTATTACTTCTTCAGTCATAAAACGATGACCACATGCATTACACTCTCTGTATCTACGCATAATACTTTTGTTAGGTAATGGTACAGAGTTATTAACGTGGGTTGATTCCCCACATTTTGGGCACCGTATACCAGAACCTTGTTGTATATTTACCTTTTTTTCTTTTTTCTTTTGTGTTGAAATGCTTCTTCTACCTCTTGCCATAATTCAATAACTTCTTTTCGAAGCTCCTCTTCCAGGTTATTTTTCTCAATCCAGTCTATAGCCTGATCCATACGTTGGTAGGTCTTATCTACTACCCTATAGGTTGTTAAACCTAACGTATCTTTCAACCATTGAAGATTGCCTCGTATGTCGTCTATCTTCTTCCATAGAAGTTTTCTATGGATACGGCTTACTGTTATTACACTAACATTAAAAAATTCAGCCACACGTAGTTGGTTATATCCATAACCACGCAAAACTCTAATGGTTGACACTTCTGCTTCTGACAATTTACTATTACCATTGCGCTCACCTTGTGGACCTCTGCCCTTATTATCTCTATCCCTCATGTTTTCAGCATCTGTGCCTAAAAACAAATGATTTGGGTTAATACATTTTGGGTTGTCACACTTATGACATACTTTTATGCCTTTTGGTATTGCACCGACAAATGTAGTATAGGAAACTCTATGTGCTCTTTGAGATTTACCTCCTTCCTGTATTTGTCCGTATCCATCCTTAAACAATGCCTTGTTCCACTCCCAACATCCTGAAGGTATATGGTTAACATTTCTTTTAAGTCTAATGCTTACATGAGTTTTCGTCCTACCCATGTTTTGCCCCTCTATTTTTCTTTTTTCTCTTTTGTTGAAATGCTTCTTCTACCTCTTGCCATAATTCAATAACTTCTTTTTCTAGGGCTTCTTCATAATCATTTTTCTCAATCCAGTCTATAGCCTGATCCATACGTTGGTAGGTCTTATCTACTGCCCTATAGGTTGTTAAACCTAACGTATCTTTCAACCATTGAAGATTGCCTCTTATATTATCTATTCCGTAATCAAATACTATATAAATGGGAACATCTCTGTACGGCTTGTCAATAGATGATTTAGTTATTACACATCTAGACTCTATTCCAAATGCGCGTTTTATTTTCTTGCCTTTCCTGCCATCCTTTTTTAATTGTCTTTCTTTAAATAATTTACCAACTTGATTAACACTTATACGTAATGAAGAATAGAATTCTACGGCTTTACCACCAGGAGTCACATCACCATAATCACCCTGACGCACTTGATTGCTACAGGCTAGAATCCAGTTATTTTTATTTATCATACGTGCTTTCTTACGTAATTCCTGACTAAACTCTTTAGCCCTTCTCATACCCATTTTATCACCCTTCTCCATTTCTAGGTCAGTTGAAAGAGCTGCAAGTGAGTCTGCTGCAAATACGTTAATAGTATTATTAGTGTCAGGTTTCCAATTTCCAAATTTATCGAATAGTTCTGTTACTGTATCTGGTTGAAAATATGCATTTTTAGGTACTTCTACACCATATGTTCTTGCATACTCTTTATCTAAACGTGCTTCAGGATCTGCAAAGAATATTTCTCCACCATTAGCTTGTGCAGAACCACACAACTCACTAAGTATAGATGTTTTTCCAGAACCAGATCTACCATACACTTCCATCAGTATGCCTCCTGGAACACCGCCACCATACTTTCTTCCTGAACTTATTGCAAGATCTAATAGAGTGCTGCCAGTACTGAGTGTTTGTTTCCAATTTACCACCAGATCTTCCAGTGGTTCCATTTCAGCAGATTCTTTAACAGATTCAACTGCTTCATCCATTTTACTTCTACGTCTGCGTACCATTTTTGTCCCTCAAAGTGTAGAGTGTGGGGCAGTAAATGAATACTACCCCTTATTATTAATTACATAGCATCTGCAATATCATTACATTCATCCCATTTTTCGCACTCTTCACATTCGTCATATTCATCAATATCTTCACCTATGACAAACCCATGTGGACATTTTGGGGCACGCTTACGCTTACTTTTCTTACTTTTATTCCTACGTTTGGGTGGTGCTTCTTCTTCATCCTCAATTTCTTCATTTGAAGTATTTGGTTCTGTATCATCAGCATCTTCTTCATTGTCAGAAGATTCCCCATAAAATATACTGTATATTTCATCGTAGTCTTTTATTTCAATGAGGTCATCTAAACAATAAGCAGAATCAAGCTCTTCATCTGAAATAGGGTTTGGCCTATCAGCAAATCTGTGCCCACCGTACATTGTGTTTTCAGAACCTACACCAGTGCGCTCAAAGGATATAGATTTACCTTCATCTGGATCACTAAAAACTGTAAAGCCCCCACCACGAGGATCTTTGGCTATTTTAGCAAGGTGTCTTTCCATAAACCAGTGAGCTATTTCAAATACCTGTACACCCTTCTTTTCCATTTCACCGTCATCACGTACAATAACATTGTACATAGCTCTACGGCTTGGTTTGAGGGGTTTTATCTCAGTTTTCCAATCAGCCCCCTCCCTATTGAGTTCCCTAGAACGTTCACATATAGGACAGGGTTTACCATACTGTTCTAGGCATACTACCATATCATCCATAGGGCCTACATATCTATGTACTTCAATATCAAGTACGTAAGAAGGCTCCCCTTCTTCATTACGTGGATCATGCTTTCCAGCAATGTATGGTATAATATCAATTATATGATCTCCTTTACCAGCCCACCAAGTAGACACACCTTCCATTTTTGATTCATTAAAATAATTTTTAATGCCCCCACCACTATCCCTATTTTTATGGGACTCTTGTGTACGCTTTCCAAGGGACTTCTTCATTTTGTCTCGCATGTTTATTCGCTTTGCCATTTTATTTTTCCTCTAGTTGACGTCTATGTCTTTTAATCATGGACTTTTTAAGTTCATTGGCGCATTGTAATCTGCGACTTTCATCTAGTTCCTTTTTAACGTCCTCTTTTATATGAGGGCGTGCAAAATACCCTGTTATCCACAGATTGGCCTCAACCTTTATCATAGATTTTCTGTTTTCCATTACGGATTTAGCATTTTGTAAATATTGCACGTTATTTTGTGCTTTTCTTTTACGTCTTTGCGCTTTTCTATATTCAGGTTGGGTGTGTACCCACGCTTTAACGGTAGCTTCTGTGGGTTTGGGTCCTAGTGCAGGAACACCCTCAGTTTTTACCTTTAAGAATAATTTAGCTTCTTGATGTAGCACCACCTCCTTCGCCTTTAACAATTCAGCCTGTGCTTGAGAGAGTAAAGTTACCCATTTCTCCATTAACTGTGCTTGATTTTCTGCATCAATATCTAATGCATACTTATCAAATTTAGCGTCTTCATGGAGGTCATACTCATCCCAATCTCTAAACTTTAATTTTCCGTCAAATTCATTCATAGTGTGCTACATATACCATATAGTAAATAAGAAGTCAACCTATTTTTCATTGTACAATCAAATAGTAACCTTTTTCATTTTAGCAAATGACCCACCTTGTTCGTATGGGGCACTAATTTCGAAATCTAGCCCCATAGGGAAATCCATCCAAGTAAATTTTTTATGTAAATTACTTATTATATCTACTAGTATTTCACTAACAATATCAATTTCATCTATAGGTATGTCTAATATTAAAGAATCGTGTATCTGACCTATTATTAATGTATCCAAATTTCTTTTTATACATTCCTGCCAAAAAGCGTAAGCTGTGTACAGTAGTAAATGGAATGAGGTGCCTTGGATTGGATAATTAGTACATTGTTTGCTATTCATGTACCCTTTAAACCTAAATCCCATGAATGTTTCAATGTACCCATCTTTTTTATATTTTTGTACTACACTTTTTTTCCACTCTGTGTATACTTTAAACCAATCATTCCAAAATTTATCTTCAAACTTTTTGAGATGATTTTCAAATACCCTGTAGTTTTTGAATGTTTTTTTCATCCATTCATCTATATTAATGCCACGTATTTGTACAGGTGCCCCATCATCATCTACAAGTAATGGGTATTCCTCCCACCCCTGTTTAGCACATGAGCCGTAGTAACTACCATAAAATTGTGCAAATGTCCATATACTTTTAGTAGCCTGCCGTACAGGTTTAGATACTTCATCACCAATTATTTTAAGTATTTCAGCACTGGCATCCCTATGCATATCCCCACCACCTTCTGTTTGGTACTCATAGAAAGTAGGATCCTTATGATAATAACAGTTCTTTACAATGACCCCATTAGCAGAGTAACAGTGAGTGCCCTCAACATTTATATTGTATACATTTTCATACCCACATTCTTCAATAGAAACTATTTTATGATTATGTACTTTTTTGTATTCCTCTAGTGTCATATCGTGCGCATATTTAAGATGAGTATTTGTTACTGTTTTGAATGACCTTCCACATACATGGCATTTTTCTAATCCTCTTGTTTCCCACCATTTTTTCTTTGCTATAGCAATTTTTCTTTTATGTTCTTCTGTTTTAGGTATACGTAATTTTTCTCTATGCTCTTTTGAAAGTACCCTACCTTTTAATGCAGCACTTATACGTAGTTTCCTCTCTTCTGGACAGGGCACCCTAAGTTTGTTTTTGTGCTCTTCTGTCAATGGGGGCAGTTTTTTGCCCTTACACCAAGGGACTCTTCCCTTATTAGCAGCACTAACAGCTTTTTTGCATGTATCACTTTGTATTTTTCCATACATAGGGTTGAATTTTCCCCTATTACCATTACGTTTTGTTCGTATTCCTTCACTAACTCTACGGCTAAATTCCTCCCAATCTTTTTCAGTCCACTCTTCTTTACGTTTTTTGTTTAATTCTATGGCCCTTTTACGCAGAAGTTCTTTATTAAATGTCCTATTTGGCCTCCTTTTCCACCCTTGAATAGAATGAATACGCATATGCTCTCTTCTATCCATTATTTGTAAGTTATCTAAATCATTGTTTAGCCCATTACCATCTTTATGATGTACGAGTAAATTAGAACCTTTTATGATTATACCATGTACATCTTCAGCTATTAAGTTATGTGCTAATATATGTGACCCATTGTTCAAATACACATCTTCGTAGGAAACAGCATCGCAGGCCCTCCTTTTTGCTTTTTTGTAAAAGGGCATTAAACTATTTCCTACAGACAATTCGCACAGTTGTGCATAGGAACCATTACGAAGCATGAATTTATGGTCTGAAGTAGCTTTGATAGTAGACCCATTATCTAAAGTGACTTTGTATACTTTTTTATTTCTTCCTGTAATACCACCAGTGGTTACTTTAGATATACATATCCTTTCTTTTTCAGTACTATACGAATATACATACGTGTCTTTTTTTAATCTGAGCCTACGCAATAAAGAACCCATTGTCATTGAACCGTGAATAGTATCAATGATTGTATCTAAAGTTACACAACTAGTTGAGATCTCTGCACCTGAGAAATCACATTCACCTAACACCCTTCCTTCTCTAGGGACCATACCAGAACGTACAATACGTTTTGCTTCTGGTGCACGTTTAGGCACATTTTGCTATATGTTGCGTACAGACCAGGATTGAATGTACTCTCACTGTTTCCAGTGAGTTCGGACTATATCATAACTACATATGTAGTTGCCGCCGCTTCCTACTGCTTCTCCCTACAGTAGTACTCCCATATGGGATAGTCTCTGAACCTTCAACTTTAGGAAACTTATTAGGAATAACATAGAAATGCTTCAACTCCTGTATTATACGTAACCCATATGGTACAGGCATTTTCCATGTTAGATTGTTTTCAGTAGCTTTGGAATTATTTTTGATAATAAAACCAATAGAATTACCTCTAGTCTTTATATGACCGAATAATTCTCTGACCTTAGATAAAAAGGCAGCTTTTCTATTGTTTCCTGTAGCAGCATCCCCAATATGAATCATAAATCTATGTCCTCTTGGGGGTCTAGCTATGTAACTACCATCATCTAAGTACCACAATGCAAAATCAAATAATGTCATTTCAGGCAGTACAGTTTCTTTGGGCATACCATAATAAATTGTAAATATAGGGTGTACCAAAGAAGTCAATTTGTACAATGGCTTGCTGTTTGTGCAATAATTGGTTACAGCGCCACCTTTTCTATACAAAGAAACACCAGATGGGAATAAAGATGGGCATAGCCCCATTTTCTTTTTTAATAATCCTTTATCTGTAGAAGTGAAAATGATTTTATAGTTGACACATTCTGGATGTTTCCAATAATATCCATCACCAAATTTTGCATTACGGGCTAAAGTTTGTATTCCTGTTAAGTTGCTTGGCTGCTGATTGTCCATTTCATCCTCTATCTTGTATTTTTAAATTAACTAATGTACATAATACCCCAAATAGAGAAATCATACAACACATTTTTGAGCGTTCGCATTTATTGTCACCAATTCTGCTGTAGCTGTGTGTCTTTAGGAGGTTCCAGCAATTCAACGGCTTTTACAACTTCCAAAATTAAAAGTTGGGATTAGATGAACTATTGTGGACACAAATTCCATCAACAAAAAAATTGTGCTCATCTTCTATTTCTAAATCGTACACGTTCGTATACCCCACATCTACTACGTTTAATAATGTCCCCATTAATATTCCTCCGATATGTTATCTGTTGGTAATAATGAATCAGCTCTTTTGTAAGATCCGTCTTGTAACCTTATTTTATGTTCTGGTGTACATTTAATAGTACACAATGCACCAGAGCTTTTTTTGATAGTTAACGCTATTACTTTCTTATATCCAGTGCACCCAGACCATACTACTGTTTTTTTGACTGGTTTCATTTTAGAATCAAAACAATGTACAGTAGAACCTACTGGCACTTTTTCAATTGGTACGTACCCATTAGTTGTAGAAATAAGAGAACCTTCCGCAATACAACTCCTAAATGACCGCGCCCTACTAAGCGAAAAGGTGGGGTGCAGTACGCCTTCTTGTGTTAGTTTAAGATAATTATCTATATATGTAGATATCATCTTATTTATTTTACGTACCTTAACTATATCATTAGTAAGGGGCACGTTTAATTTACCTAATACTTCTTCATCTACACTGTACCCAGTCTTTGTCTCTTTTATTGGTTTCAACTTCATTAATTTAAACAGGATAACTTGTAAGTCTTTTGGACTATCATAATTAAATGAGCCGTACCTCTTTTTGAAAGTACTTACTTCCTTTGTACTCATTATTTTCTTTACAAGTTTGTCGCGTTTTTTTACTAACTCTTTTCTTTGCTGTAAATAAAAAGCCTCTTTTATTTTTATACCGTTGTAACTCATTTCAGATAATGTGAGTGCCCCTCTATGAAAAAACTTGTAGGCTTTCAGTTCATTTCCTACAAACTCTGTAAGCTGCTCACGGTACAATTCAAAAGTATATAGGGTATCATATGCATTGTACTGTAAAAGAGCGTCTAACGGCATTTTAAGCATGTTATTAAAGCCGGTATTAGTTGCTTTAATATATTGTTTGCTTAATACATCATAATCTTCTATACCCCACCGCATAAATGCCTGGAATTTTAATTTTGTTATACCCCTTCTATTATCTAATACGTGGGTTGCTAATTGTGTACAATAAAAAAAGTTACGCGGCTCTACACCCAATACAGCTTTAGTCCATTGATACTCAAAAGATACATTATGTGTTATTTTCTTTATTTTACGCTTCTTGAGTATCTTACGTATGATTGATAATATTTTATTCTGTTGTTTTTTAGTAAAGGTGGGATGTTCTACTGGCACTGACCAGGAACCTTTATGATTTGCCCATGCGAATGATACTGTTTTATGCCCTTCCTTATACATATCAAGGCCGGTTGTTTCATAGTCTATTGCAATTATTGTATCATTTTTTAGGCAATTTGTGAGCGCATTTACTGCATATTTATAATCAGATATTGGATAGGTTTTATTCCATTGTTTTTGTAATGGGGTAGGGTCATCATCAATGGCCCGTTTTAGACACCTGACAAATTCAGCTGCAAGCAGATCATCATAACTCATACGTTCTATATATGATGGGTGCCATATAGGATATACCCACGCTTTATACGTACTATCCCAAAACTTTAGACCTGCAGATATACCTATGCCCTTGTTTGGCCTATCTTTATAAAAAGATTGTAGTGCTATATTACCTAATAATATTATTTTCTTAGGTTTTAACGTTTTTATAGTGTTTACAACGTATGGTCTACAACATTCTATTTGTTTAGGAGTTGGTGTGGCATTACCACCTTTATTATCTATTGGCCTACAGTTTACAGCATTTACTTTCCAACAATCTTTATTTAATTTTATTCCTAATAAACGTAACTCTTTACGTAACCTTTGTCCTGCTTTACCTACTAATTGTACCCCCCTTTCATCTTCATATTTACCAGGAGCTTCTGCTATTATTAATATTTCTTTTCCACCTTCACCAGAAAATTTCATATGTGGGGATAAACAATCTTTATATAGCCCACATGACACACAGTTGGGTTTTGTTATAGTATTCTTTTTGAAAAATGCCATGTGATACTCCTTATACTAACTCTTGCCAATGCTTTTTAATAAAGTGCTGATATTCACCTCCTTTAAATGAACATGTAGAACATAATTTCAAACCAGACCTGTTGTATTTTATTAATTTTTTCCTATACATTTCCAGTGTAGTGCTTTTGTACCATATATCCTGGGCGCTTTGTTTATTTACATCACCACAAATAACGTCAGCATTGTAATCGTTACAACAAAGTATGACTTTTCCATTCCAATTAATTTGCATAGCCCTAAAAGGACGTACACATAGCCTTTTTAGTGGTTCTGTTGGTGTACCTATGGGTATATGTCCACTCCTGTTAGATAACTCAAACCTGCCTATTTTCAATGCTGTCTTAGTCAATCTCTTATCAAACTTTATTTCTATTGAATAGTACTTTTTCTTTGGGGAAGTATTACAGTATATATTACCTTCTTCAGCATCAGTCTCTTTTACTATAGAAAGTAACTTTCTATACCTACGCATATTTGAATAGACATTTATTTGCAATTGATTAAGTCCAGAATTAAATAGTTCCTGTATTTGTTTAGTATTCTTTATGTAATCCCCATTTGTGGCTATCATCAAGGTCGCCTTTGGCACTGTTTTTCTAGATAGCCTGATTATATCTAACAATCGTTTATCACGTAATGGTTCGTTGTATATATAAAATATTATTCTTTTATCATACTGTATAGAGCCTAATTCAGATAAAATTTTTTTTATCAATTCGTAAGGCATAAATTCATCTGGGCGTGTATTATACGCATTTGGGCAGAACCAGCACTTGCGATTGCACATTGCTCCTATTTCTAATGCTATTGTATTAAATAATATCATTTATTAAGTAACCTTCTAAGGCCCCCCCTAGTTCTTTTCTTTACTGGCTTGTACGCTTTTTTCCATTGCACCACCATATCTACACGTGCCCCTTTGTATCCCTTCCAATTTTTACTAGATTTTACTTTTACAGTAACTTCTGGGTGATTATCAGCCATCCAAAAGGATACTCTCTTTTGTAATTCCTGATTTCTATATACACTGCATCCACCTTCTGCATTACTACCAATATCTTCTTGAGCATATGTATACAGTATACGATTATTATACCCTTTATTAAGGAAGCATAAGTTAATATGAAAATCTTGTGCCAAGAATGGTTCAAATGGAGCAAAGGTAGCACCAACATCTACAAATGCTTTTGTACTCATAGCGTAACAACGAGTAATCCGATTAGTTTCATCATAGTCTTCCACTACCCTATTATTTCCAAGCCTAGTTGAGATGGCTACTACTGGCATTTCTGTTAGGTGTTTACGTACCTCATTTACCATTTTTGCTACATGCTTCTTTTTGCATTTCTTGAGTCTCATATCAACTCTTCTAAAGAAGGTAAGGTCATCATCCATAAACCATACGTACTTATATCCTTCTTTAGTGAAATTTTCCATAACCCATTGACGCTGAGATGATAAAAATTGTGGCACTTCTTCAGGTATGGTAATAATATGATCAGAAATATTAGGGTTATTTAAATATTGTGTATGTTGCTCTACTGGTACAGCATACAACCATTCCATCTCAACATTTTTGAACATCTTGTGCGTAACTACTTTGTCTGCCCTGTTACTTGAATTAATGATTATAATAGTATCCTTAATCTTCATAATTATTGTACACCTCTTCTATTATATCTAATACCCAATCTCTAGCAGGTTTGGTTAGCATTAAAATACAAGATACAGAAACATCTCCATTACAATCCCATATGAATTCTTCCATGTTTTCCCTAACTTCTCCATAACACCAGCCACTACTAAAAAATACCTGTCTTATAGAGTAACAATCCTCACACGTTTTATACGTAGATATACTGTTTTCATAAGAAGTTACTTCCCTAAAGTATTCTTCACCTATTGCTATCACCCTACGACATTCAGTGCACTTATGTTCCTTACGGGCTTTCACAAATTTATTAGATAAAGATTCACAGTGATCATCTATGTATACTTCTACTGTACATGCACAGTCCATATTATACCTTTTCTATATATTCTATCTTACTTGGTGGTATCCAATAAGCACAATCAGACCCATTAGTATACTCCAATAGACTAGTCACCCAGAAACCATGCTGAAATACACTAATTTCTTTTGCCTTTGTTTTATAAGTAAGTCCATTAAACACAAAAAAACAATAATACATCACTGCCCCCAATTTAATATTACACAGAATTTTCGTGTAATTTTATATGATCTACTAGGTCAAGTGGAATTATTTTTATATGATCATCATCCCAAAAAGAAACGTATTTTTCACCGTCTCCAAGAGGAGCTTCAGGTATATCTTTACGTTCATATACATATCCATCCCTCAGCACAACAGTTATTTGTACGTATTCTGGGTTTTTAAATTCTCGTATCATTGGCACACTCCTCACAATTATCCAATTTTATATTATCATTGCCCCACATATTTATATCGTAATATTTTGTGTGTGTATCTCTCCAATCCCACGACAAGTCTACACCATCATTTGTCCACACTTCTTCATATGCACTTGGATTATATCTATATAACATATTATCAGAATTATCTACACCTATTGGCACTATTTTACCATGTAAATAATTACGTGGATTAGCATATGATTTAAGGTTGTTCCATTTTTCTTGTAACAAATGTTTTAGTGTTAATTGTTTACGCATAGCGTATGGATATTTAGTACACCCTATATCTTGATGGCTTAATGCTATATCATCAAATATCCAATCAGGTGTGCCGTACACTTCATCAAATTTAAATATTCTTAACTTACCAGTTTTGTGATAATCTATCCTGGCTTCCATAACGTAACTGGTAAGTTGATTAGATGACCAGTTATTCAAATCTCTGGTTGGGTGGTACCCTTTTGGTGGGAGTCCACAGCAATTAGCTGTGCCTGAACATAGTTCTTTGTAATCTGGGTCACTACATGCAAATACCATATCGTGCTCTTGGCAAAATGTATACATATATTTTACGTAGGGTTCCTTTATGAGCCTATTTAATCTATTATACCCACCACGTTCTTTTGGTGAGAGCTTTGTGAAATACGTAAATATGTCCTTTATGCCCATCAATTCTCCCATTCTGTTGGTAGCTTTTCTCATACTACCAACACACCTATGATCTAATGCGTAGAATTCTGTGCTTATAGCCTTTGCACCAGATTCATACGCTTTTTGTAATAGCTCTGGCAGGGTTTCATCTGTAACACCTATAATGAATGGGCGTAGTCGCAGCACGCAGTTATGCGTTACTATTCCATTGGTTAGCTCAAAGGAATTCCCTTCTGGGACTTCTAAGCAGTAGGCATATTTTATTCTTGGGCGTTTGTACTTTTCTATAGATACCACTTCGGAGTACATTTTTCTACTGTATGGGCTTGTATTAGGGTTAAATTTGTAGACTTTGGCATTCTTAGTAAGTATATCACACACCTGCAATATAGTGGGAGAGGGCATACTACACTTAACTCCTATAGAATTAGCAAGGACAAACATATCCTTTATAAGTTGTATAGATGTTGATCCAATCTGGCGTTTATCATTCCCGTCTCCTTCCTCCCATCCAGCAAGCAGTCCTATTTTAAAATCTTTGGACATTGAATGACATACATCATCTAGTGTTATAGTATCACAGGTACGTCCTCTAATAATAAAAGAGTCCAGCAATGTTTTTATATAATTGGAATACACAATCACATCTGTCCAACTACCATTATGCTGAATGTGGACAGCCCCTCCTAATTTCTCTGCAAACTGTCTGGTGAACTGTATGTATTCTTCCTCGTGTGTGCCATAGGTAAATTTAAAGCCCTGTTTACTTCCTATGTAACACCCTTCTGCTACCCACAAACCCACAAATCTTCCAAGATCAAATGTACCCCTGGAGCAATCCCAATTCATAGGTTTTGTAGATACTAATAATCTGTCACCAACTTTGAGGTTTTCCCCTTTTTTAATGCCACTGTCTGTGAAATTCTCGTGCTTGTCTATTTGTATTATTTCAGCACCATTGCGCAGTGTTACTTTATACCAATAACCACTATATTCTATACGCATGGGGTACGCTTCTTTCCATTTCCCATTACAGTTCACTTGTATAGTATTTCCAGTTTTATATACACGTTGTAGTGTAGATTTCCTAACATATGGAGAATTTTCAGTTTTATGGAAAATCTCTGTATCCTTATCTAAACACCAGTACCCCATATCACTAAGCATCTTCATGTATTCTAATCGTTCTGTGGGACTGGGTACTCCTGGTTCTACTTTTTTTGCTAAACTGTCATCTGCTGTTACTATGCTGAATTGGAATGCAACAGTATTCTGATAAGCGTACTGCTCAAATAACTGAATATATTTATCATCAGTTATAGCAGGGCCTTTAGAACTGAACATGAGTGGGTACTTTCTTTCTAATAAACCCTTTAATATTTCGTAAGAAGTGCCATACTTTCTTTCATAGTGACAAAAACTATCTGCTAACCCACCCCAATGGAATAGAAATTTATCCTTAAAGAAATACTTATAAAATAACTGAGCTTCTTTGGTTTTAGAAGTACCATCAATCATTTTAAATAGTTTATCTACATCTACACTCTGTAATGGGGCATCTTTAGTGCCAGGATTCACATCCTTTTGAGAGTGTGAGAAACAATTAGACACTACAACTCCATGATGTAATTCAAACTTTCTTGTGTTGCGCTTATTTTGTGTACAATAATCATTATTAGGCCAGCACTCGAAATTATGTACTTGTATTGTTTTATAATGTGTTCTTACATATTTAATTTTCTCCCATCTAAATTCAGCAAATGGGATCCTTTCAAAATTAACAGGTTTTACTTTTCTATCGTACAATATGGCTGCTTGTTCTGGAAGTGTATACGACCTATTTTTGCCATGTTTTCTAATGTAAAATCTGCCGTTTTTTTGGTATATACCAGTATATCCAGTTTTATTATCCTTACCATTCTTATTTCTATTAGATGAATTTTCTTTATGTGTCACCCACCTACAATTAGATGGCGTATAATCACCATTAGTACTTATACGATCTAATTCTAATCTTTTTCTGTACCCTTGTTTTTCAGCCCATTTATAAAAAGGTCTGGGGTCATATCTCCATTCTTTACAAACTTGTACACCACGTAGTCCATAATATTTAAAATTATGGGCATTTGGATTATGGCATCTTTGCACCATTTGGTTCCATATAGGGTATAATTGTTTATTCTCAGAAAAAGCACCTTTTGGTACTTTTTTATGAAAGATTAATTCAATAAACCTAGATTCTGTAATTTCAGGTGCGAATTTATTATGCCGTAGTACATGCATACCCTTTTTTACGTATCTAGCATCAATCCAACCTTGTTCCTTTGTAAAAATAGGGTGGTTTAATGTGGTGCTAAAAGAACCCCCATTACCAGAAAAGACGAATGTTGCATACATACTTTCTGTATGTTTCATACATTGTTTTACTACAGTGGCTTCCGGTTTCTTGGTTTTTTCATTGTACCCAAGAAGAATATCGCCAACTATTACTTCCTCTACTTTTTTGATAGTGCCGTCTGCCATTGTTATTCCAGAACCTTTAGGTACGCAATATTGGCAGCGCATTGAGCATCTGCTGTACGTATCAAAAGTTAGTGGGCTTGAACAATCAGGTAATTCACTTGAAATTCTTGGGCTGTAGTATGAGGGTAAAGTATCAGGTAATTTTTTCATTTAGTACTCTTTAGTATATTTTTCAATGGTAGCATCAAATAATGGGGGGCAGTCTACATATTTAATATGCCCATATTGACGTTCTAAACTACGCATTATATGAAGAAGTTCTCCCATACCTTCATGAGTGAAATTAAATGTCTTTACATAGTCCCTATTGCGATATCTACCAATAACTATTACTGATGTTGGAAATTTACTAATATGATGTATGTCAAGATGTACTTCTGTGCGGTGTCTCAGTTCATTTTGTAAATAAACCAAGTCATTCTCTACACTTTCTATACGTTTGCACAGCCATATATAGTCAGACACCATACTAAATAATGTCTTGAACCATTTTATCATTATAATTTTCTCCTTTTACGAATAACCTTTTCCTCTAGTACTTCCACCTCTGATTCTGGTACTGTTTCATGTATATCAGGAAAATGTTTAGACATAAATTTTTTCATAGCTTTGGCATCATTAGTATTTAGTATTTTTTTGTATTTTTTTCTAGCTTTCTTTTTTAATGACTGTTCTTGTTCAGTACTAAGTGGCACAAACTCATAATCTGATTGACATTCACCAGATTCAAGTGGGGCTATTTCAACTATCTTACCATCTACAATAGAATATACATCCTCCTTTACCATTTTTGCTATGTTTTCTAATAGGGAAATATCTGTGATATACGTAGTGCCATTGATAGATGTGCGTATATGGAATATTTCCCCTATTAAATCTTGTTGTGCCTTATCCTTAAAAACTATTAAAGCAGTTCTAGAAGATAATTCGCTCTTATGTTTTGGTTGTTCACCATCATACGGTGGTATAGGTTCTGGTTTAAGTAAACACAGTTCAGCTTCACGTATTTCTTCTTTAGTCATCCCTTCAGTAGCTTTTTCAAACTTCTTGGATTTAGACTTTTTCTGTTTGTCAAAAAAACTCATTACATTTCCCCTACCAATATATCTATAAAACTATTTTTGTCAATATTCTCTGGAGATAAGTCAATATAGTTATCCTCTAATATCTCCTTTTTATCAGTGATTACTATAGCCCCTGCTGATTCTAATACTTCGTTAAGAATTATAGGAGATGCCATTTTTGTCTCTAAGAACTCACGGGTTCTTATAGTGTTACTGTCATACCTAGAAGATATACCCCCACCAATAGAGGTATGATAAAAGTAAAATCTGTTTTCACCTTCATTGTGCATGTATAAACCCAAGAAATTTTGCTTCTTGTTTACAGTTATTAATGAAGAAAAAACTATGTTATTAACATCCACCATATAGTTTCTTTTCATATTGCTTATTCTTTCTGATGCGGCAAATAATTTAGTAGGTACAGGCACATCTGAATCAAAATTATAGTAATTCAAAGTAATCAGCATAGGGCTGTACGGTTTAGAACCTGAAAAGTAAAATAATTCTGAGGCACCATTTCTACCACGTGCATCTGTGACATCCCCAGAAAATAGCACATTATGTGAGACACTGCGATAAGAACTGTCCCACCCTATTTTACCTTCTACACTTATAGAAGCTAGATCCAAATCTACTCTATATCCATTCTGATTCTTCCACTGCACTCCAACTACTAAATCTTCAGGCACAGATACATAACTACCAGAAGGTATATTTCCAGTAAACTGTTTCTCAGTAGCCGGTATTGAGTAGTACACCCCTTCAGGTATATAGATAATTTTATCTTTAACATTTTTGCTGATATCTAGCATTATAGAGGACATCACCGCTCTAAATACTTCATCAGTCTTTTGTTTAGGTACTCCCCAATTAAAAGTAGTAGACCATCCTTTACCATTACGTACTTGATACACAATAGATTCTGAAGTACTCTGTACTTCCATTCTATGACGTAAAGCATAAGCAAGGCGTATCTTCCTAAATATAGGGGCCTTTTCTAGTTTATCTTGCAGTTTTTTAATGTCTAATGTGCCCTCTTTCAACCTACCTGTGACATTATTAAGGTAATCTTCAGGCAGAGGCTTGTGCATAGTAACAGCCTGCCTTCGTAGTTTATTAAATACCCCTTTGTTTTTGGATATAGAACGTAAGGCTAGAAATATAGGTTTGTACCTCAAGAATATTGATGCAAGATCAGGCGGAGCCTGTTTCATAAGTTCATCACAGAATTTACCATTAGAAGCTTTTATTTTCTCTATTAATGCAAAGTTCTTAATTAACAATGATTCATCTGTGAGCTTGCTGATAACATGACGTAAAAATTCTACAGGTTCAGATGGAACCACACCATAAAAATCAAGCAGGCGTGTTTTAAGTTCCCTGTTTTGGATATCATTTATAAAATATTTGCTATCCCACTTATTATGCTCGATGATAGTCATAATATCATCTAGTATTTCTTCATGTAAAGCAATACCAGAAGACCCCAATTTTATTATTGATGTTATCATGTCATTCCCAGTAAATGCTTTGATAACAGTCAAAGGAATTCCACCATCACGTAGTTCAGGTAATTCTAATTTTTCATTAGGGATGTATACAGTAGATTCATTATAAATACCAAGGGCCTCAAATCCATAGGTAGTTATGTAGTGTACAATTTGATGCATGACTAATTCTTCCATGCTAGAATCACGTACAACAGCCCATGATTTATGAAAAGAAGAGTTGGCTTTTTCACCAGATATTCCAACTACATCCTCTATAATATTTAGTAATTCAGTAGTGGCAAATATGTAGGGATTAAGTATGTACCCATTAGGCACAGTTCTTTCTAGCAAAGTATCATTTATTTTTTCATCCTTTATGGCATCTTCTTTGATCTGTACAGCATTAAATAACCGCAATGATGCACGTACAACTTCTTTATTCATTTTTAATTCTCCTATAAAGTGGCGAGCGGTATTAACATGGGGCATGGGTAGCCACCACGTATCCTTTTTAGGGATTAATAAGGAACCGCTTATGCCGTTAATAAATAAGGCGGATGGTATTTTTAGGTTATAGGACTACCTAATAAGGAACCACCTATGCCTAAGTTTAGCTTTTGTACTTAATTTCAAGTAGTCTAACCAGTCACAATATACTACCAAGTAAGAAACAGTAATAAATAAGGCGGATGGTATACGCTGGTTAGAAGGGTAGGATTTGAACCTACAACCATCTGGCATAGACCAGATTGCTCTAACCATTGAGCTACCTTCTAGATAGTTAAGGAACCATCTATGCCTATCAAACTACTGGCAGGGGCGGCTGGATTCGAACCAGCGACCTCCGGCTCCCAAAGCTATTAAAAGGAACTCCTTTTGCTGTAAGGCCAGAAGTATATAACGGCGCTCTCCCTGACTGAGCTACACCCCTGTTATATGGGCGAACGGTATTTTATATATCTAAAGTATATTTTTTAAGGAACCGTTTATGCCCTTTTCATTTATTAATGGTATATATACTATATTTTTATTAACCTGTCAACTATTTAATTGGCATCAAGTGAAAAACCTTGCATTTCAAGAAGCTGTACTATTTGCTTACCGTGAAATTCAGATACATTGAACTTTCTACATATTCTTTTTAAGGTTAACTTCTTTTTATCTGATAATTTCTTTTCTTGTACTAACTTCTTTGGGTACTTATTCCTAGGTGGGGCCATTGTTGGTGTAGAGCATTTTAGGAATGGGAGTGCAGCCCATTCTGGTAAACCATGCATCCTATTACAATCACTTGCTGCCAAAAACCCATTTATATCTAGTGACAAGAATCTGTTTGTCATGTATACAGAGTTAGGTTTGGTTTTGGTAGTTATAGAACCACTACTACTCCATACATCATTTATTTGTTCAAATAAATCACTCATAGATACACCATAAGATTACGTAAAGGGGGTAAATTTCAATTTTCAGTGGTTGCCCTATAGGTAGGCATACAATAGGCCAAATTTTGATTTAAGGGCTATTTATTGAAGTTTGGAGTAACCCCTAATGATCCCATTATATTTATGCAGCACCCTACAAATTCTATTTCCCTGTCTGGTACAGTGTTATCATACCTACAGGATTCTGCTATAGCCAATGCCATTTCGCTTTTTTCAGCATCAGAACCATGACTGAATAAGAACTCGTCAAATAGGTACTTGTACATAAATGCAAAGTTTGTAATACCAGCTACTTTCTGCCTTATACTAAGTATAGCACCATCACGTATGTGTTTAGTAACTTCCTCAGGATCTACTTGTAATGACCCTATTGCTTTAGGATTGAATGAGCCATCCACACATGCAGATTGTAAGTTGTTTATAATAGAACGCATGTCAGGGTAAAATCTATTTATTAGATTATTTATGTCTTCCCTGCTGACACCATCAATTTCTTCTTGTTCTAATATTTTTTCACATACATTTACTAATTTACGTTTTGGAAACCTATCAAATGTAAATCTTGTGCACCTTGATTGTATTGGATCTATTATCTTATCTACATAATTGCATGTAAGGATAAACCTACAATTTTTATTGTAAGTCTCCATAAGGTTTTTGAGTGATTCCTGGGCAGGGCCTAACATACCATCTGCCTCATCCATAAAAACTATTTTAAGTTTTCCCTTTTTGGCCTGAGAACCAGCAAAAGTCTTTACCCTAGTCTGCATTGTATCTATACTTCTATCTTCTTTACCAGAAGCATTTAACATTAGTACAGAACTTGGTATGTGGTTCATAAGTATATGTGATATAGTGGTTTTTCCACTACCAGCAGGCCCTTCTAACAAAAGGTGTGGTATTTGTTTGTCTTTTACGTATGCCTTAAAGGCTACTCTATGCTCTTTATTAAGAGAAAGATCCTTTAATTTTTGTGGTCTGTATTTTTCAAACCATATGTAGCTCCCCAATTTAGCCATTAATATTCCCCTAATTTATCTTTGATTTGTTATTATTTGTGTCAATTTCTTTTACTGAATTATACATATCTGTGTATACCTGTTTCCTAAGTATACTCAAGATACAGAAAAAGGCTTCTTGTGTAGAATTTACAAAGAAGCCATTATCATTTAATGCAGAAATTACACCACGTGTAAATGCCACACATTCTTTTTCGTAAGATATGTTAGACATCTACTGTTTCAGGCTGTAGTATCCATCCAGTATTATCAGTAGTAATTATAACAGAAGAGCCTTCTTCATTACTGATGAACATTTTAGGATTATGCTCAAATTTAATTATAGAAAGTATAGAGGCAAAGTATTCACTGTATAATTTGTGTTCACATTCTTTGCAGGAAGTTTTACCAAATGATATATCAGATTGATGCTGCGTTTCATTACCAGTATGTATTGTAAGTTTTCCCTTACTGTTCACCCGTAATGATATACTATTAGGATCAAATAACGATATTATTCCCAATAAATCTTTAACTTCTTCCTGTTTTAGATCTATGCCTTTACCATAATCATAATCTGAAAATTCTCCCTGTATTACATCACCCTGCTCCAAAAAACTATCTTCATAAGTTACTATTAAATCTGGTTCAGCTAATAAGTAACTAAGTTTACGTCCTTTCTTTGGCACTATAATAAGCCTGGAGTCATCTATTGATACTTTTATAGACGAACCCCGTATCATATTTAAGTAGCGTACAAATACATCTAATGATCCAATACCAAATTGACAATCTTCTACCCCTTGTAGATCAGTAGATGTTTGCACAAATACAGATTCAGTAAGATCCAAAGCATATACTGTAGCAATCTCATCTTTTACATTAACTACACATTCTGTTATTGTTTTGTTCAAAGAAACATCTGTGAACATAGCAGATAACTTATCTGTTTCTATCATTGTGTGCCTCTATAAAAATGGGACGTGTAGTATACACGCCCCGTTTGACAACCTTACATATTACTATTCAGATAATGTGCATTTTTGGGTATTGCTCTTATCATACCCATCTGCGTACTTTTGCTTTGCTTTTAACACATCTCCTTTTTTCTCTGTAATAGTAATGCCTTTTTTATTAATCAGAGTATTAAGGTGACTATTCACCTTTCCTTTAGCCTTATCTTCTGAGCGGCCAAATTCTTTCATCAACACCTGCACCATCTCATCTTTAGTATGGCCTTTCCATACCATATCATCAATAAATCCAGCCATACTATTTGGCATGTGGCCATACCTTGTACGTTTCCCAGCATTTTTAGTGCCTTTAGATTTTTTCTTGCTTTTCTTAGATGCCTTAGCTTCTGTTGCTTTTTTACATGCACTATATTCATCTGGCATGTCTTTTTTACATTCTTGGCAATCAGGTTCAGTATCATCACAACCTGTCAAGAACGATGGACAATCAGATTCAACTACTTCCTCTTGTTCCTCTTGTTCCTCAACAGGCTCACCCTTAGAATCAGATTGAGTGACTGTATTATCGTCATCATCAAATGCTTCTTGTGGAATAGCATCGTAATATGCGCTTACTTCAGCAGGTATATTTTTAACATCCTTATCCTCTACTGCTTCTATGGCATCCATAAATGAGGACAACATGTCCTCACCTTTAGTACCTACTTTGACAGTAACAGCAGGAGCAATACCAGCCTCATTCAAAGATACACATACCTCTTTCAGCTCTTTGAACTTGAGTCCATAGTCCTTCAATTTACCTAATCCCATTTTTTCCTCCATTCTTCTGCCATATGGCTTTTTCATTACAGCATATCGGCACAATGCCTACCTGCTTTTTATTGTTATAATATATATACTATATTTTTATTTATTTGTCAATGCTTTTTGCTAATTAAACTCCAAAATTCTACTAAAAATATAAATAGTCTATTTCATTACAAATTCTGAATCAAGATGTGACTGCTGGTGACTTATATCTTGTAAAACAGTGCAAACATGGCTTTGTATATATTCTTTATGCCTATGTACAACTTTATTTATATTCATTATCCCCATTTCTTTCATTTTGTCTGTTTGGCACAACCCTATAGCAATATCTAATTTAGCTATCTTACTATAGTCTTCTGCTACATGAATGTCTCTAAGGTAATCAACATCAGCACTTATTCTATTGGTTTGTGAGGCTGATATTATAGTTACCCTACGTTCTTGCCCCCAACTTCTTAGTCCCTCCCATATATCATCTAATTGATGTCTTTTCTCTCCTATACTATCAGGTTTTATTAAGTCTGCATAATCTATTATTATTATATCAGGGATAAAGTTTTGAGTATTTTCTAGGTAGTCTACCTCACTACGTATATCTGCAACTGTGACAGTTTTAGAGGGCATATGCACTACCCTACCATATTTGCCAAAGAATTTATTAAACCTATGTACCTTTTTTATGTATCTACCTTCTGATATATAATTTTTCTTAATAGGTATTTTCCAGGATGTAGGTATAAAATCTTTAGTACCCCTACATTCTGTACATACCTCCCATTCTGGGTTATCATCATACGTATCTAATTTTCCTTCATGTAATAGCCTATCTTCACTAACACATTCACTCTTGGTACATTCCCCACTTTGATTGTACTCACAATCCATTATAGGTACCATAGTAGTGTACTCTTCTACTTCTGGCTTTACACCTGTTATAGCCAGTGCATATCTCTGCATAAGTTGTTCTTCAGTCATTTCTAGGGATACTATAAGGGTATTTTTTCTTTGCCTTATAGAATCAATGGCTGCATCCAGCATATATGTTGTCTTACCACGTTTTGCAGGGGCTAAATAAGCTATAAACCAGCCACGATCTATTGGGCCTATAAATTCACCAAGTTTACCACTGAACATAAAGAAAGCATCATCAGGGTCTTGCTGTCTAATCATATTACGTATGACAGACCGCATAAAACCATCATCATTAAAAGCTATAAAATTTCTACTGCTGCCTTCTATATCTTTATAATGATTAGCAAGCGCTTTCTCTGCTTTACTTATCTCTCCATTTCTTAAGTAGTTATCTACAGCTGCGTTTTGTAATGATATATGTTTTTCTTTGAAAAGATCATTAGCTATATCTATAAGATAAGGAATATTATGCACATCTGTATCAGAAATATCTGATAAGTGTTGTAATATACTTCCTATTTGTTCATGAATATCCCTATCTAATAAATGACCATGCTCTTCAAACATTTCATTGATATGTCCTTTAGGGGCAACACCATAAGAGTCATGGTACGCCTTTATCCAATCAATTAGTGTTGAGGCATATTTTAATTCAAAGTATTCATCCTTTGCAGCAGGTAGTACCTTATCACAAAATTCTGTGCTTAATATTAGATTTATAAGGACACGTTTTTCTCTGTTGTAGTTTACCCTATCAATTTTTATGGACATTACTACAATCCTTAATCTCTGAATTTAAGGTGTTTTTCAAAAGTACGCTCTAAATGCATAAATCCAAAGTGTAAGTTGTCCATAGTCAGTTTTCCTTTTACTCCCTCTGCCACACGTTGAGGCAATTCTCCTAGATTTGGATTGAAATTTCCATTTGATCTGCGTTTTATCATTGCTACAGCAGGATCAACATACTTAGCAACTCTATTGTAATCCTCTATACTGTCTGACCCTATAATATCCAATATTCTACCAACAGTAAGTGGGTACTCAGTATTTTTCTTTTTCAATATTTTAGATTTGTACTTCACAGGTTCATTCAATATGAAATGGAGCAAAGGGTATTTATATCTGTATTTAGTACGCCCTTCACCAACATTTCCATTTGTTACAAAAAAGGTTGTCATGGACATTTTATAGGGATTTTGGGCATATTCAGGACTAACTGCAAGGGCGCATCTTTTTATTGCACGTCTTATCAAACGGAATTTCATTTTTTTGGGCACAAACTTTTCATCTACTCCTAACTTTCTATAAAACTGGCCTCTCATTATTGATTCAAGGGTATCGCATACAGTTTTAATAGTCTTTGTTTGTTTATCATACCAAACATGTCTTTTACTACGTTTTATTCTATGAGTATTCAAGGTGTCAAATGAATTCCAATATTCTATGAGTTTTATATATTCGCTAGGTATTTTCTTATGAGCAGCTTTTTTCTCTTTATTCAACGTAGTTGTCTTTTTCAATGAATTTAGTTTTGGTTTTAATGTAGACCTGTCAACACGTGTGTTACGTTGTTCAATAGAATTATCAAGATTTACCAAATCATTTTGATTTGTGACTGTATTACGAAGTAATACACTATCATTACTTTTATTACTTCCTTTAAGCATTTGTGCATTATTTTGTTGCCCCCCATCATTTTGAGGCCCCAACTTTTGTTTATTTTGTGTAAAAATTTCTGATGTAGTTTGTTCTGTTGACATATAATTTAGTTTGACATACTCCTTTGTTTTTTGTCCGTATGCTGGCACTCTTTCTACTAACCCTAATTGCACTAAATCTCTTTTAGCACGTTCCACTTTTGCTTTACTCCACCCTAATCCTTTCATACAAAATGATTTGGTAGACCAAGGTTGATTAGTTTTTTGGTACTTAGCATTTTTGTAGTAGAATAGATATAGCGCTAGAGCATTATCTGGGTATTTAGCTTCATTATATATTTTAGTGTACGTATGTACAGTTAATACCATGAATATATCTGACATGGGGTTACTCCTCTGTTGTTAGACTAATTACAGAATCAGAATCTACTAATTTATAGAAGCCGCTTTTTAAATTCAACAAACATTGATTATAAGCTAAATAATCAGCAAGTGGTTTAGCTTCCTCTTCTGTTTTTGCTGGATAACTTGATACTAAATTTGTGTCACCATTGAAGAATTTTAATGCAGCTTCTTTAATTGATTGTTCATCTTTAGCGCAATTCCAATTAATGGCACACCCTTGAAATTCAGAGCTAAAGTGGTGGCAGGTTGGACAGAGTATGTTTGTCCAAGGAGGTGGATTTCTGCCCATAGCATTATTAATAGATTTTTGATAAAGCCCTTTATCTATAATACCTATGCTATTGGGTAATTGTTGGAGTACTTTTTCTTTACTGCCTTCTATTATTGCTAATATAGGGTTAGTACAATCTTCTTGAATAAGTATCCATACTTTCATATGTACTCCATTATATTAAACAATAAAGCCCCTAAAAAATCTCAACCAATGCTCTACAAAGCTTTTGATTTTGGCTGTATTCTCTTATATTATAATCTTTATTATTACAAACTTATTCAGCAGTTCATCACTCTGCATCAACACAAGCCTGTATTTTTGCTTTTACCCTATTGTTTTTTTATTGTCAATAAAAAAGTGCCCCAACTATAGGGGCACTATCCTGGCAAATTTTTTGGGCAACTTTCCGTAGTATTTAAGCTGTCCCACTATTAGTATCAATAGACATAAGTGCTGTATCGTATGCGTTCATGAGCATGTCTGCACCCATATTTAGGTGTAGTATGGCATCATAGGTATTACTGTAGTCTTCCCCTTTTATAGCTGTCCCTACTGTATTTGCAGCTATTAATACCAGTTTTTCTAGATCTGACTTGTTCATGGCTTTTACTCTTATACCTAATTCTTTTATAGGATCTCTTCCATTAAAATTAGATAATACCTTTTCAAGTGTTTCTGTTGAACTCATTTCTTCTTGCATTAAATTCTCCTTTTTATTATATGGCATTATTGCCCTGTTTTTATATAACCATAAAAATTGTCATTTGTCAATAACTGCTTTATATTATTGTAATAATTCTCTTTTTACATCATCTGCAATGTGTTGTGGAAGTTCTCCTGGGTCTTTATATTCCTCTATGAAAACAATATCTGTTGTTACTCCTTGAAATGATAATATAGCCCCTAATTCACGTCCTTTTGCTTGGGCTGTAGGGTCACTATCAAACATAATAAAAGCGTGCTTTAAACGCTTTGCAAGAATGTTTGTTTGCCTACTGGTAAACTGTAGTCCCCATGTACATACACCATGCGCACCAAACCGCATAGCATCGAATGGCCCTTCGCATATTATTGCTTTTTCATGAACATTATCTATGTTGAAAATAGTTTCTTTTACTGGTAGTACACTATTTCTTTCTGGCAGGTTCTTGTATTTTAGTGGGGCTTTGTTAGTTACATCTCTACCAACGTAGGTAACTATTACCCCATTTTGGTATACTGGTATAACTATCCTATATTTCATGAATCCTGTTTGGTAACAACATTCTACACCATACAATTCTCTCAATAATTTAGGGTCATATCCACGTTTATGAAGATACTTTGCATGGATACTTGGCATTTGAGTAGCACAGTCAGGGGGCCATTGTACATTAGTAGCACGTTCTTTTTCTATAGTGCCGTAATATATTAATTCGTTAGAATACTCTTTTATTAAGTCACCGGCCTCTTTCCAGGATGTGAAGTGTGCTATTATAGAACGTACTGAATGTTTACCGCATATAAAACAGGAGTAGGCATTACCTTCTGGTGAGAAGGCTCCATGATTACTTCGGTCACCCGCAGAGCGGACATTGCACCGATGTCCACCCGTGCGATACATTTTTTCCAGATGTCCAATAAGATACTCCTATGTCACCTAGAAGGGCTTTAATATTAAGCATGTATCCAGCTCCTTTTTTTTAATTATGTCTCTGATAGTACAATCAGATACACCAAACTCTTTAGCCAATTTTACCCTTGATTCATTCTTTTATATTTTTTGCGTATATTTCTGAGTTCTTTTATATACTGTCCTTTAGTAAAATACCCATTTTTGTAATTTATACGTATACACTGTTTTTCACATTTTTTCAAATCTTTGGTATTCCATGTGACTGGTACGTCAGAACCACAGGTCCATTGTGGACCTGTTTCAACATACTCTAGATCTACAATAGTAGGTTTAGTTCTTTTCAATATGTCACGTAGTGTCATTTTTTCTGTACCAATTTGCACTACCTACATAGTTTCCTATAAGAAGTGAGTTATTAGGGTATTCCAGGTACCATTCATCATTTATCTTTTGAACATCATGTGCCTGTATAGTATCATCAGACTTTAATTGATAATATCCGTCAGGCACATGATTCCATTGTCGTAATCCGTTAACAATTCTATGTTTTGTTTTCATATATTATCGTACAACATTTCCAAAATCAGACGCTTTATTTATATGCTCCTTAGCCTCTTCAATAGTATTCATTAAGCAGTCTTTAAAATGTTTACTATTTCTTCCCCAATAGAATGTTGCTGATATTACATCCTTATACTTATAAAAAGGATAAAAGCCATACCTGATAGCATACTTACCATCTATTTCAACTATATTTCTAAATTTAGGAAGTTTAGAATACAACTTTTGATTAGAGCAGTCCTTCCCACCATCAGGCCAATAAAAATACCAAACATAATCTTTGTCATTTTGATATCTCCACTTCACGTTTTTTAAATTCTGGCAGCCTTTCTGTAACTAATGTATCAAGCTCATCCATTTCTTCTTGTGTCAACAAGTACCTGCCCATCTGGTCATTTGCTATTGCTTTTAGTTTATCAATAGAGAAAAAGCCTAACTGAGTAGCCCTAAGCAGCATAATAAGTTCTCTTATATCTCTATTGCACTGGTCAGACCATAGAACATAGATACTTGACCCATATATGCCATATGTATCTAAACTAAGAATATGGGCTAACCCTCCCATAGCATTTTGGGGATCTATTTCTTCTGTTTTCTGTAAAATCTCCATAATAGCTGTTAAGCCACCTGAATTCCCTTCTGACATTTTTACTACTACGTCTTGCAGATTGTCTGTTAATTCAATTTTTGTCATGGTGTCTCCTTTTAATCATACTTTTCAGATAAAGACTCTCGTAGAAAGGCGAGTGCAGATTCTACATCATCAGTCCATAAAACATCATCATGACCATGAACAAGATATCGTGCTTGTGCCCATTGCTCTTTCTCAAGGTCATAAATTTCTATATCAACAAAACGTATCATAGTAGCCTCCTAAGGTAATAATCAATTAGTATTCTTTGCGCCATTTCAAATAGTAATGGATGGCCTTCTGTTAATACATCAAGCAATCTTTCTTTCTCTTTCATGTACACAACAGCAAAGTTAGGATCATGTTGAGTAATACTTCTACTATTATCCACAAGATCAGCTAATTTTATTGTCTTAGCATCTGGATGTGCTGTTACCGTGTGTTTTAAATCAATAGTTTTTCTTCTTTTTCTATTACCATCTTCAGGTACAGATATATCAGTAAGATTTTCTACCAAAGAAACTACTCTAGGATTAAAAACAGTAGATAGATAGTCTAATGTAACATCTGTGTCCTCAACTGTATCATGCAGTAAAGCAGCACAGATCATATCAGAATCTTTTGTTACCATCTTTACATAGCAGGCTACTGAGTAAGGATGTGTTACATATGGCCTGCCAGTATACTTTCTGGTTTGCCCTGTATGTGCTTTTTCTGCTATGTCAGCAGCTTTTTGAATATCAGAGTGCATTACTCTATATTGTCCAGTTCTTCTTCAATCTCATCTATCTGCTTTACAGCATTCTCATATGACGAAGCATGCCCACATCTATGGTCTTCTGGGCCGTCATAATCAATATGCTCAAAACTAAAATCAAAGTCTCTGTCTGGTATCGGTTTTCTGTCACAGATAATAATGTAGTTTTTATAGATCACTTTATACCTCCTTAGTCGCATATAATTCATAATATTTTAGAAATACTTAGGTATTATAAAGAATAAAAAATCTTCCATGGTATCTCCTTAAAATACCCAATTAATCTTTAATTTCCTCTATAAATAATATATTATCTTTATTAATTAATACTTGTTTCTTGGCAATAGCTATGTCTTTTACATACAGTATTACATTTTCTACTGGAAAAAATTGGTCACTTTCTTTTAAAAATGTGTATAAAGATACTTTAGTGCCCATGAACTCCCATCTACTTATGTACCCTTCTATATCAATATTGTTATTAGTACACACCCTTATATTCATTATCTACCCCCATATTTTTTAATGTATAGATCAAACGGAGTATTAAACAGCCATTCTTCGAATGTTGCCATTGATCTTTTGTTTAAGGTTAGCCAAAAACCCCCCTGTATATTAGACCATTCTTTGTATAATTCCATTACTTGATTATCTGTTAGTTTTTTTAATATTAGGTTATTATTCTTTATATATTCAACGTCGTGTTTTATAAACTGTTCTATGTAGCTTTTGTTTTTCATCAGAAATATTTAGGTATTATTATAAAGAATACAAATCCAAGTATCTCTATTACTGCAAAAACATTAAAGTCAGTATGAAAATGGATAATAATATTTCTTTATTTCTTTTAGTCATGAGATAACTATACTTTTATTTTCAATATCTGTTTCCGCTATATACAATGAGGTTTCTGCCTGTTCTAGGTATGCTTTGAGTATTTCAATTTGTCTTTTCTTTCTTGCTATAAAGGATTTTCTTGCTTCCTCTTTTGTTTCACAAGCAAACTTCTTTCTGGCAGTAAGAAGAACAAACTTTTTATTTTCGTATTTATCAAATTCGGGGAAACCAGTACAATAACGTATCCATGCCCCTTTTGGAGTTCTTTTTATTATCTTATATTTGTTACAGTGTACTGCTAATCTGTATCCAGGATATGGATTATCAAAGTAGTTCACCCCTAATGAATACCTTATTTCTTCATATCTGTATAAATATTCAGTCATTATTTATATATTCGTGGAATGAATTGTACAGTAGCTTCTGGGTATAGTTTTTCCGCCACTCTTTCTGCTATCTCTCTATTACTATTACATTGAGGAGCAACGTCTCTGTAAAACAACACACAGTTATCTACAATACACCAATACTTATCAACATATACAGTTGAGCCATTCTTAGGTATTATAGCTTCTTCTACAGGTATTTTTGTATAGTTATTCAGATTCATTTGCTACTCCCTATTAAACAACCAAGACCAGCTGGAACAACTGTCATTATAAGAACAACAGCTGATAGAGTCCAATCATAGGGAACCATTTCAACTGATGGCATTTTACCAATGTAGGTTACACTCATACCAAACCAGTGAAATGTCCAAGCACCTAAAATAAATGAATAGAATGATTTCATTTTACTCTCCTATTAGTTTACTTTTATGATAAAATATACTTGCAAAGTTCAACTGCTTTCTTAATTTTTTCATATGACTTTTTAGAGTAACATAATTCTATGTACTTATTTTTTGAAAAGATTTCTTCCCATTCAGAAAGAGTATGTAATTTACATCCAATTTGAATATAGTTCCCATATGCTGTTATATAATATTGAAGACCTGAGATACAATATACTTTTTTTATTTTAGCATTTCCATGTACTGTGGCATCTCCAGATACCCAGGCATTCCCAAATACACAGGCATTTCCGTATACCCAAGCATCTCCAGATACTCTGGCATCTTCAGATACCTTGGCATTTCCGTATACCTTGGCATCTCCAGATACCCAGGCATCCCCAGATACACAGGCATTTCCGTATACCTTGGCATTTTCAGATACCCAGGCATTTTCAAATACCTTGGCATTTCCGTATACCTCGGCACCTTCATATACACAGGCATTTTCAAATACCCTGGCATTTCCGCATACCTTGGCATCTCCAGATACCCAGGCATCCCCAGATACACAGGCATTTCCGCATACCCTGGCATTTTCAAACACCTTGGCATTTTCAAATACCCAAGCATACCCAGACTGAGATAAGTTTCTTTCGTGTTGTATCCATCCACCTACACAACCATCAGAGATTCTTTGTATTTGTTTAAGTCCGTCTTTTTCCTTGCCGGTAAATGTGTATTTCATTTTACTCTCCTAATGTTTCATCTACTGTACTGTGTGGGTTTCCCGGCCCTTCATTTGGCCTTACCCATGCGTACTGGATTTTACAAGATTCTATGTAATCACCTCTTTCAAGATCATCAGGCATAATATTTAAATCAAGAACTGAATTAATAAGAGAACCATTACCAATAGCAAGACTTATGCCTTTTCCATTAGTAACAGAATTTGTATTATCTGTATACATCCCCTTGACCTTGCCGCATTTACAAGACCTAAGTTCAAAATCAAGTTTGAATACATCAAAACATCTAGAACAAAATAAAAGTTTCATGTTTCCTCATTGTTTAGGATTATAATATTTAACTATTTCTTCAAAATTTATTATTTCCACATTTTCATATCCAAGATTTTTGAGCATCTTTACATGATCTTTAGCTTTCTCTTCAGAAAGGAATACTTTATCTTGTCTTGCTAAGATTACATGATCCCCTCTTACAATAAACTTTAGGGGTTTTTCCATTATATTTTTCATTTTCTTCCCCTATAACATATAGTTACTACACTAAGATTGTGCTTCTTATTATAGCAGGCATCACATATTTTACCCTTACCATCTTCATCATTTGAAACTACTGTCATGTTCAATTTCCCACAAGTATCACAAATGTCGAATAGGGTATCATAACATTCATCAGAGCAATAATGACCAGACCAGTATGCATAGTGTTTTTCTTTGCCTAATTCTTCAGGAGTATATCCACATACGTTGCATTGGTTGGCATCAATTCTTTCAAACAAATCTTCTTTTTTGTTAGGATTAATTTTCATACCTTCTCTCCTGTAAATTTAAATATTCTTGTATTACAGCATGGGCAGTTAATAGTAGGAGCAAAATCATCTATACTATCACTCCATGCAAAGTATCTTTCATCAACAGTAAAATCTTCATATTCTTCATTCTCAATAAATTTAGGCATATCTTTCATTACACCTGCATCATATAGAATCCCACACTTCTTGCAGCTTGCTATTGTCATACTACCTCCCCTGATTCTTTAAATATCAGAACACCGCAGTTTGGGCAGTCTACAGTAGGCATATATTCTTTTTTGTACTCATCCCATGCATACTCATTACTATTCAGATTTCCTTCATCATCATACCTGTAAAATTCAGGCATTCTGCTATAGTCGTACACAACACCACAGTTTTCGCAACTTTGTACGTTCATAATTTTCTCCTACTATTATCTGGCAATGGCACAAAAGTAGAAGTAACTCCATTTGTGGTGTCTGTGATATATACCCACCCACCAAGAACACGCATAATACGTGTAGTATCTGTTATAGATACTCCCTCATGTAATTTCATATCCATTAATTTTTGGTATTTCTTAGTATCTATCATTGTAACCACCCCTGTTTTCTATATACCCTGTCACGAGCAAATCCACTGTATCTTAGTACTGGTATTAAAGTATCCCTAAAATCGTAAACCCGTGGTGGTACCCCACTTTCACTTGGCCGTAGTATTCTACCAACTGTTTGTATAGTTCTGCCTGAAAACTTCATTGGGGTAGTCAAGAACACTGCGTTTAGATCAGGGGCATCAAACCCTTCACCAAGTAGTGGGACTGTGGCTATTAGTATATTATATTTTCTATCATATAAATCCTTTACAGCTTGCTTTCTATACTCTTTGGATAATCTCCCACTTAATACCACTGGTTTTATCCCTTTTACGTTATCAATTATGTACCTCAATTCTTCGCAGTGTGAAACCCTATCAGATACTACCATTATTGGCTCTTTATTCCGTAAATAATCATTAACTATAGCATTTCCTATTTGTATATTCCTTGTTTCATTTGCTGTGAGCGCACTAAGCATTTGTGGATAGTCATTATTATATCTGTAAGAAAATTTAGTATGCACCCTTATTATTTCTGGTATTAATATGGCACCAGTATTTTCTAGATGTTGTTTACTTACTTTGTGTACTATTGGACCAACTATACTGAATAGAGCACCAGTAAGTTTATCACTCCTGTATGGTGTTGCAGATAACCCTAAGTGGTATTTAGGCATCAGAGTATTGATTGTGCTGATCCATGTATTGCCAAGTGTTCTATGACATTCGTCATATATAACAAACCCAAACTCTTTTTTTATAGAAGCAGCACATTTATTTACTGAGTTTATTATCCCTACTGTCACATCTTTTATATCAAACGTTCCACCACTTATTACTCCAACTTCTTCAATATCTGTAAATGTTTTAAACCGTTCAATCCATTGTAGTAATAATTCCCTATTGTGTACGATCACCAGTGTTTTGGTACTTCTTTTAGTTGCGACAGCTATGCCCATTATTGTTTTACCAGAACCTGTACCAGCCTCTAATATACCGTATCTCCTACCAAGTACGTCTTGTACTGCTTTTTCTTGGTAATCACGTAGTTTTCCTTTAAATTGTATATTGATAGGATCACATACTGTAAAATCTTTTACATATTTTGGATCTACCCCTATCGTTTTGCAGACAAATCCGCACATTCCACGTGGTACCATTAATGCGCTTCCACGTTCTTTATAGAATTCAAGTGTGGGTGGCACACTTCTTGGTATAAACCTCCCATTTCTTTTTGCCTGTACATATTTAGGGTTGTCGAAAGTAAGCCTTTTCTTTATCAGGTTCAGTTTACTTTCTGGCGCACCATGTATTAAGCAACTACCTTTTAGTATAATTTTAATCATATTACCTATAAAAACCTCTAAAATGCCCTGTATTCAATTTTATTAGTGTATTGTATACCTGTACCCCTATTTTTATGAAATTTGATTACAGGCCATTTTAAAAGTTCCCATAATCATCAAAATCTTCAGGGTAGTAGTCTGTTTTTTCTTGCATGTTGTTTTTGACATCCCTATCTTCAAATGGTATAAAAACGTCACACCCTGCATTTTGTTGCGGTACCCTCTTTGTTAATTTCTTTATAACTGAAAGGAACAGTACGTCGAATAGTATAGAAAACATATCAACCCTCTATTTAAATGAGTACCTACGTGTGTAGGACTCAATTCTTCTTAGTGCGTTCAGCTCTTCATCAGATAGGTACCTTTTGAGACATTTAACCACTACTTTTACACACACCAAGAAGTTCTTGCCAAGACGTTTTGAACGTAATGCCTGTTTAGCATCCTCAGGAGATATTTCTGAGTATTTTGCAGATTCAGAAATAGTTACAGTATTACCTCCAGGTGTCATATACTTTCCAGGTTCCAAGTATTCCAAATCCTCCTTAATGCTGGTCAGTTTTAGCTGCAACCTTTTTATTTCCCTATCGCATGTTACCCCTTCATTTATTTTTTCATTTAATTCTTCATCCTGCACTTTGATGATTACTCCATTTTTCATTATTGCCTCCTATGTTTGTGTTTCATTGTTATACTATATATACTATAAAAGATTACGTATGTCAAGCTATTTCACGCTGCTCCCTGTGTTTTACAGCCCTATTAATATTCACAGATCTGCCATCCCTCGCACCTTTAATGAAAGCATCTCTATTAGTAGGTGGAGCAATACGTTGTCTACTAATGGTACCAAACATATCCTGTATTTTATTATTTATAGCTTCCTTTTTAAATACGACAAGTTCAGTTGTTTCTGGTAAATTACTGTATATGGTCATCAATCTACCATGTATTGTGTCTATCATACCGAACGCATACGATTTTTGTAGACTTAGGCTGTTTCCTACATTATTATCAGCATACGATTTACTCAGTTTACTTATTGTTCTGCGCAATCTTTTAAATAAGTCTACTATAATTTCGTGTTCACTCAAACTTGAGATAAACACAATACCCCAACTATCTTTTTTTCTGTGTATAATAGCCTCGGCATCAAAACAACTACATATAGAGGCAGCTAATTTAGACTCCCATGTGGCGTGTCTTTTTGTATACCCTTGTACACGGGAAGTTTTTATACCAACTTCGTGTGTTTCTTCGTTTACGTCGATAGTACGTATTTGATACTTCTCCATTAATTCATTGCATTTCTGCATGGCAAGGGAAGCTTCAGCCTCATTGGGACTTGCACTTAGTGCAAGCAATTTTTGTAGCCTTTTTTGTATTTTATCTATTTTCATAATACACCTTTATGCAAATACTTTAGAGATATTGTCTGTTACTTTGAGTTGTCTTTTAACATCAGTTATTCTGTGGGAGGCTTCTTGGGTAAGCACATTGTATAACTCCCATGCATTTATCTCTACCTTACGGTTTTTCTTTTCTTCATTATCCCATTGAATTACTTTGCCTTTACTTTTAATTGAGGCTTCTATTGAAGCGCGTTCGTTTTTGTTAAACCCTATTTCTTCGTAGCAGTTTATTTCAGTAATAGAAGCGTTTCTATTAGCATAAGATATCCACAAATCAGTAGCTTTGCTGTATTCTCTCATACCGTCTGTTAATACTGCTTTTGCTATGCCCAATTCAAGGCTCGCTGTATGTTTTCTCTTATATTCACCGAGTATTTTACCTACAATCATACCGTTAGAACAAACTACTCTGAACCCACCCACAAGTGTCCTATGTGCAAGTGATGTGTCATAACTTGCAAATGTTTCCATTGTTGGGTGTACTATATCTGGTTTTCCGTTTGAAAGCGTTGTTATTTCAAAGTCTACATCAGTGAATGTCCACCGTGTTTTCATCCTACCTCCGTAGTTACTGAGCCATACTTCTCTTGTTGGGGTACCATACTCTGGAAATTCAGCACAAAGTTCATCCATTTGGTTGATAACATCTTCATGCTTTACTACCTTGTAACCATCTTTTACTATGGCAAATGTACGGTCAGTATTCCTATCTACAACTGCTCTGTAGTTTGGAATTGGCTTTACATTACGTACTAAATGTCCTATTCTCCTTTTGGCAGGATCAGGAAATTCCATGTCACTTATTTCTTTGTTTTTGTAGTAAGCTATAGAGTTCATATTTCTTCCTCCTCACGCTCTATGATAGCAAGTGGCTGATATTCCCAATTTTCATCACCTGGAGTAGTATTAAACTCTTTACACAGGTTCTCCTGTGCTTCCTCATTCAGGTCGTCAAAGTAAATTTCAAAAGATTTCATGCTGCCCCCTAATTTGAATTAATTGTTGTAATACATATACCATAAAAGACGTAAGTTGTCAAGTTTTATGTTATCTAGCAAACATCTACATATTCCATAGTGGTACGTAAAAGATTATTGTAATCACCAGAAGTGGCCTCATTTTGATATTTATCTATGTATTCTACGTCAGCACCAGCTTCTCTTAGGGCACGTATAGTTGCCCCCAATATTGCGAATGCATCTCCATTCCTCCCAGTAAGTCTGACTACTGGTTTTTTATCTGGTTCTTTCATTCGGCTGCCTCCCAATTTACTTGTATTTCACACCAGTTTTCAACATCTTCACCACGTATAGTAGTAACAGCATTGTCTTCTGTAATGCAGTTAATGTACAAAGTATTGTACTCTTCACGTACATGTCCTACAGCACGCTGCCCTCCATTAAATATTACTGCCACCCACATACCTTCTGTTAAATCCATGATCACTCCCTATATAGTAGGCAACGTAGTCCAGTCACCATTGTATTCTTGTGTCATAGTTTCATCTATATTATGACATACCTGACAGAGTTGTTCATTTCTAAGGTCATACATATCTTTTCTGTACATTTCTGCCCATTTTCTGATTAGTGCGAATACTAGTCCCCCTATTGACTGTTGTAGTGTTCTATGTGTTCTGCACACTATTTTGTCAATGAATGTATTTACATCGTATGTGTATGAGTTAACAAACTTTTCTAGTGCATTTGCAGCCCACTCAGCTTCTTTCCTTCTTGTTTCATCATACAAATTCATTTTTATTGCTCCTGATGTCTTCAATAAGTTCTTGTGGTGTGCCCTCCATAACAGGTTTTACTTTTACTCCATCAAATACTGACATTTCAGTTTCATCACCGTATGTATCGTAAACTATGACATAAGGTGCCCCATCTTTGTTTTTTACAACATAGATGAACTCTTCCCACACATCTCTGGTACCACTTGGGTACAGATAGAATTGTCCAACTTCATTTTTGAAGTGTGCTACTAATTGAGCAGCAAGGCATCCCATCCCATTGGCTGTGCCTTTTGGATCACCAGAAATACCGTTTGTGATGCGCTTAATCTTGTTGAGAAATTCACACAGTTCAAGTCCGTGTCCTTCAGGATATCCATCAAACTGCCTGTACAGAACACATACATCCTTACCATCATCTTTGACTACAGTTAAACACCGCGTTCCCATGATACTCTCCTATTTAAAGTTTTAATTTCAGATAAACACAATTTTGAGCTGCATCAGCATATATCTTTGCTATTACATCCCCTGCTTTATCTGTCAGTAGTATTACATCTTCATACGCATTTTCATAAAAATAAATACCTGCCTTTTCCCCTATTTTAGAGAACATTATCCCTTTATATAGTGTGTATCTCTCTATTCTCCCTAATTCTGACATGCCCTCTCCTGTATTGTTAGGGTTTCTTTTTTAAGTACTTATAATAGAACCCTTTTACCGTTTCTTTGACAAAAATAGGTAAATTTTCCTTTTTATTGCAGAATCTTACTACTGTTTTGCCTCCTATAGTACTTGTTACTCTTGAAATACTTTGTTTTCTTACTACATGATTCTTGCCTTTATCATCTGTAATTAGAATGTGCACATTTCTACCTCTTTTTGCCTTTAAAGTGCGTACATGCAGGATGTTTGCGTGCTATATATTGATTAGTGTACGTACACCTGCCTGGATTAGATTTGAAATACTTACATCCTTTGCACACATCTCCTTCATGTTTGATTGTTTTCTTGCCCATATTGCCCCCTTATTTAAATTGTTATGGTATATATACTATAAAAGACATAAAATGTCAAGTTTTATTTAATTACGTGGTTGACCATCATTTGATACATACCAAAGCTGGATTTAGTATCCTACCTTCTTTTGTTGCTTTTCCCCTCAGTGCTTATCTGTATTTTTCTATTCCATACAGCAAGAAATTCAGGGCCTCTGCTGTGGCAGTGAGAAACCATTTGAGCTACACATCCTGCCATAAATCCAGTAATACCACCTGCACCAATTTGTTTATCTGCTTGATTGATTAGTTCATGCACATTCATTTCTGCTCCTTCATCAAGCATACGCATAACTTCTCTGGCTACATCCACACATGTTTTTCCATACGGATCTTTGTTATTATGTACCCACTCTTTCCAATCTTTCTTATTAATTATAGGCATTGTACATCCTCCAGTATTTAACTGCTTGCAAATCCAAAAAATAACCATTCATTATTTTCTAATTTTATGCATCCTGCTGGACCCCACTTATCTTGTATCCAATGACTTTCATTTTCCATCACTTCATCCATTTTAGCTGATACTGCTTCTGACGTACATTCGCAGTGTATCATCCTAAACGTGTTCTTTTCAGCTATAGTACCAGTATACCCAGAGTGTCCATAGTCATAGAATGCTTCTTCACGAGCATTTTGAAAGGCTTCTTTTGCAGTACTTCCTTTTGCTATTGATTCAAATTCCATGGCACCCATGTTAATCCTCCTCATTATGTGGTTTAGTAAGTTCAGCAAATTTCTTTATAAGATCACCAAGTGACCCTTCTATCAATTCCTCCATTTTAGATGACATTTCATTTCTCATGGAGACAGCACTTGCTATGGCCACTGTTACAGGATCATTGTGGTTGTACAAAAATTCTACAAGTTTAGAAGTTGCGCCATTGCCTTCCATAAGTAAGCTAAAGAATTGATATTGAAATTCATTCAATTTTTCTGTATCATACCCAGGAATAGCGTCTTTAGCCAATTCAGCATCGTGGTCAAAATTCAGTTTGGGTTTTACAAGATGAAGTATTAACAATAGTGCAGAAGTTGGGTCTTTAGATATATCTTCCACACTAAGTTTATCAGAATTCAGTTTACCCATCATTTCTTTAGTAGCAACATCCATTATTCAGCCTCCTTGATATCTTTTACTATTTGTTTTACTGCTATTCCTGTTTTGGTTATGTCTTTACGGAATTTACCACTATCTATATAGTAGATAGTACCAATGATGAAAGCTACCCAAAATAATACGGCAACTACCCATCCACTTATTATAAACTTCACTACACTTTTGTATGCCATATGCCCTCCTTATATGTGGCAATCTACCATAGTGATAAGGGTGTCATCCGGTAGTTCTTCAAACAGTTCCATGAATTTGGCAGACCAGTCGTACTGTAACTTTTCGTCATGAACTACCCCCCACCACCCCATCTTACCTTTTTCGTACCATTTACCATCTTTCAAAATAGCGAATGGGGTTATTACCCTACAAAATGCGTTTTCTACAAACCTTTTTCTACCTCCATTACTGACAAAAAAGTCTTCCGGTTTGTACCAAGTGAGTTTATCTACTTTTGTCATTGCCTTTATCATAGGCTGATTGTGATAGAACTCCCTTGCTTCATCAATAGTTTCCATACGTGTGCGTACTGATTCCCATGATTCACTTACAGGCAGACCTGAAACAGTTTGCTCAAACACATCGTACAATTCATTGGCTTTTTCTTCAGCCTCCTTACGCATACCTTTTAAATCAATATCCCCTTTGTGTATTTGATCCGCCCTTTTTTCCCCCCTGTCTCTACAGCTCCCCATTACTCCAGGTTTTCCTAATGTGTATCTATATGATGGTACACCTTCTTTTACCTTGAAGTACCCAGACCACCTTCCACCAATTTCCCACCAATCCCACTTAGCGTTTGGGTTGCAGTAGTATCCCCATTTTCCTTCATCATTTTGCACATATCCGTACCAATCAGCAATATGTTCCTCTTTGGTCATTCCCAACGATTTCACATACTCTTTTGTTGGTACTTCTTCTACTTTCAATGGTGGCTTGACTTCGTGTGTGTTAGGGCCTATCCCAACAGTGTCTCCTACTCTGAAAACATCGTCCCATGGAGTGAGTATCCGACCATCAGGCATACGCACAAGATTTTTACGCCCATTCCAGTCTTCTTCCACTTCATCAGTGCAGTCCTGAAATTCCACCCTCTCGTCATACTTGATTTCCTCTTGAGATAAATCAAGTTCCCAAAAAGGCTCAAGTTGTTCTGTTACATCTGTCCCTATGACCATAACAATAAAATGCGACATATTACCTCCGTTAATTGTTAGACTACCATTTCAGCATTGCGATACAATGCCATTGAAAGTTCCTTTTCAACGTGTTCTTTATCACCTTCTGTTAATGCAGTACCACCTTTCTTATGTATTTCTTCGTATACCAATTTTAGAAATGCATTGAAAGGTGCCAATGGGATCATTCCAAATGCCATTGCCGCTTTATCACCTTCTGTAAATGTATCCAAGAGACCTATAGCCAGCTTATCATAATCTATTGTTACGTTCATGTTTTCTCTTAATAGTTGTGATTATTTCTGTAATATGAGTATCCCCTTATTGGGGTGTTTTCTGCATAATGCTCAGTTACACATATACTGTCACCATTTTTCTTGATAGCATCAATGTACACACCAGCGTCTACGTCTTCTTCAAGATATACAGTACCCTTGTGAAAATAGGAGCAAGTACTGATGTCTTTTGAAATGCCAAGTTTTACAAGTTCTTGATAAGAGACAGCAAGCCACCCATGCCCAGGATCTGTATAGAAATCTCTTTGCAGTTGCATACTACTCCTCCACTATAACCAACATTTTGCCAAGTTTTTTAACTTTTTGGAAAATGTATAGGCCAGGATCAGTAGCTTCTTCATAAGAGTCCCCATTATCAGTAAGGAACTTTACGGCATGGTCTTTTGAGTTGAATAGAACTGTTTCTCCTAAAGGGTCTACCAAATATTCGATAGTTGTCTTTCTACCAGACACATATCTTCCAATGGCATATTTTTCTTCACCCTCCTTCATTGAAGCCTCCACTAATTATAGTTTCTCTGGCAAGGGCTGTTAGGCCCTGTTAAATTGTTATAGTATATATACTATAAAAGACATAAAATGTCAAGTTTTATTTTAATAACGCTACTTCTCAGGATTAGGAGATTTAAACACTTCTACGAATTCTTTAATTATTGGGTTCCTATCTACCCATGGTATTGTCCTACCTACATTACGCAGGAATGTTTGGCGCATTAAAACAGCTTTTTCTGTCCTTTTAAGTTTCAGTGCTATCTCGTGTGGGTGTTTATCTGCAAGTGACATTTCACATAAGATAGCTGTATCATTCTCACTCCACGGCTTACCGTAGTTATCTGGTAGCAGTGTTTTTTCCTGTTCTCTAATAGCTTGTATTTTAGCAAGGTCTGCTGCAACAATATTTTCTTTTATGGTCAGTATCTTTTTGCTTTGCAAGAAAAGTAAGATGTCAGCTGCCCATTTTAAACTTTCTGCTTTAAGTCCAGTCTCTTTTTCAATGAAGTCAAGAGTAGCTGTGCCTCTTTCTTTTACCAATATAGATATTATATTGGAGCTGATAATTTTGTATCCACGCCCTACTTGTTTGTTAAGGCCTGATGGTATCATCATTTAGATCACCCTGTGTAAAATTTCAATGAGCATCTCTTTATGTTTTATAGAGATTCCTTCTTCTGAGGTAATGGCTTTTTGCTGCATTTCCTCTATTAATGTAGATAGTGAGCCACTTTTATTTTCCTCCTTTGGCTCTGTAGTATTCTCTATTATTGGTTGCTTATTATTCTCACTATTTTTATTTTTATGGTATTCTTCTATAAGTCTTTTGCCCTTTTTGCTATGACGCAATTTAAACATTTTGTTAGAAATAGAACTAATACTGCGTTCAAGTTCTTCCGCTATTTCTTCGTAAGAATAACCAGAATATCGCAACTCTATTAGTTTTAGGCATTCTTCCCTTGTATATGACGTCTTACAATTAGGGTTAATTTTTCTATGTTTGCTGGTATTATTAGATATGAATCCATACTTTTTTAGTAGATCTATTCTATGTTTTACTATATAAACAGATGAATCGTAATAAGAAGCAATGCTGCTTATGGGCTTCCCATTAGTATATTGTTGAATCATGTCATATAATTGTCTTTTTGTGAATTTTTTATCTGCCAAAAATTCCAGTGAATCTTCTATCACTTCTCTGCTACGTGTAAGAGACTTTTCTTCTAAAAGTTTTTGTTTCATTTTTTCACGCTTGTTCATATTAAGCCCCCAGTAATTCTTTTTTATTGCCTATAGCACTATACAATTTTGAGAATTCCCATTTAAATTTACGTACAGTACACTCTCTAAATACATAGTATAATGCACCAACTATATCAGCAGAAGTTAGATTAAGGTCTCTATTAATCATTTTTGCAAATTCTAACTTTGTCATACTACCTACCAAATTCCTGTATTAGTTGCTGTATCTTTTCATCATTGCTTATTTCTTCAGCAGTTCTGGTTATAGTTGGATCAGGGGGCTTCATTTTGCAATTATGTACGCTCTGTGAATTACTGTACAATAGAGCATCATTCCATGAAATAGTCTTTAGTGTTAGCGGTGTATTCCTATAACCAGCAAATTCTTCCCCCCTTTCTTGTGCCCACCCCCACCACTCAGACTCTATCATCCCTATTACAGTGAGCATGGCTCATTGTACTGGTTCTTTGTGTTCTTCCATAAGCATATCTATAGCAGTATTTAGTACTCCCACAGTAAGTTTATGTTGTTTTTCTTCAGAGACAAAGTTTTTGAATATGGACAGCCCTTCTACTAAAACATAGAATGCTGCTGCCATTATTTCTTTATCCTTAGATGGCATCTCTTCTATTTTTATTAGGGCACCTTCCATAAGACCTTGTAATGCCATATCAGCTTTCATACGCGCCTTTTCTTTTTCATTCATTGTGTAATTACCTCATATTGCTTTTTAAACGTCTTTTAATTAAAAAGTATACCTACCTATACATTGCCACAAAAGATTTGAATACAGGCCAAATACGAGCTTTTTAGCCATAATCTACAACATGGTGCCTTCATACATAATGCACTTACCAACAGAGAAGTAGTACAGTTCTGCTTCATCATCAAATACTTCAGGATCTAACAATACTTTTATTATTTCATACGCAGTGTCGAAAGCCCATCCATATTCATGTGTTCTCGCGTTTTCAGAGTACAGCATTATTTTATCTTCAGGTAAAAAATTAGCCCTTATTATAAGGGTCATTTTCTTTGCTGTTATTGTTTGCATAGTTTCTCCTTAATATGCTACTGACTGTTCTATTCTAGAATATAGTGCCCTATACCATGCAGGGTCCTTTGTTGATTGCCAAAGCCTTCCCCACCCATTACAGAGAAAGCAGACTCCTTCATCAGATGAAACACCCCCAAACCCCCTACAATATGGACATTTGACTTGGACACACTCTTGTAGTTCTTCCTTACTGTAATTGTATAAGTACGCCATATCAGTACCTCTCAGGGTGTCTTTCTCTTTCAGTTGGAAAACAGCTTTCAAGATTTTCAGCTATATCTTTATATGCTGCTTTTCTTTCTTCTTGTGTAGAATTTGGATGCTCTTCACAATATGCAGTATACTCTTTTGATATTGCTTCTCCAAAGCCCCTTCTAAAATTTGGGTTAAACGGGGCTGGTGGGTTACTCCAGTGATAATCACTCCATACTGACATAATTATTCTCCTATTAAAAACTCTCTTACTCTTTTTTCTATTTCAGAATTACCAGTAGGGACTTCCCATATTTCTTTTGGGCCTTTTACAGGATAATCCGGTTCCCATTCAGAGGTTGATCTGTACATTATGCAGTATACCCCTTCATCTTGAATACAGTAATTTATAGTTTGTTCTTCTTCATTTTCTGCTTTATAGTTTATTCTACAAAATCCATTGTCAATATCATATATTCTTAGAATAGGTTTTATTTTTTATCCTCAATATGTTTGTGTGGCCTGAATCTTATAAAAGAACTACCATTTATGCACACCCACAATCTACCGTCATCACTTATTTGTATACCGAGTTCTATATCAAGTAGATTATGTGGGAACATTTTGAAAGTGTCCTGTATTTCGAGTGTGCCTTTACAGTAAGTGGCATCAATCTTAGGAAATTTCGTCATACATACACTCCTTACTTTTATTTTTGTGGTGTCCGTACTATTTTCCAGTCAGTGTATTCAGCTATTATCCACTCTTTACGACATTCCCTACAACGATAAACAGTACCAACTCCACACACTCCTATAAATATTAATTTTTCACAACATACTGGACATTTCATAATTCACTCCTATTTTATTCACAGATAATGCCACCCCGTGGTCCTACTCTGATAAGTTTATCATACCAATCTGGATACCCATACTGTTCTTCATCACCGTCAGGTTCTCCAAAATACAGCCATAATGGAGCAGGTTTTCCAGAACTGAAATTTTCTGATTCTTGTACAAAGTCTTTGTACTTACTGACAGCCTCCTCTATAGAAGAGTATGTTTGGGCTTTGCTTGGATATGGGTTATTGTCTCCCTCATACCTGAAATTTTCAGAATAGCATTTCACACCTGCCTCCTAAGTAATTGTTTCATTGTTATACTATATATACTATAAAAGATGTAAAATGTCAACATTTATTTAATAAGCCGAACCTTTTATCATGTTGATATTGTGTTTCTAATTCTTCTTCATAGAAAGTGTACTGATTTCCTACCATATCAGTACAATGGTACAAAGTAGGAGTATAGTCAGTATTTATCTCTTTAATAGTAAGGGCACCCATCATCAATGGGAAGTATTCTACAGAACGTACCAAATTTCCTACTTCGAATTTATTGGTTTTTACTCCACCCATTCCACACCTCCTATAATTCAGGATAACGTACAGTGACTTCAAGATTTTCTTGGTTTTCCCATTTAGCTGTCCTTACTTCTTTTACCCACTTGGTGATTTTTTTAATAGAATCAGCATGTCTCAATATAAATGCCACATGTCCACAAGGCATTTCGTACACCATGCCATTGTAAGATGGCAGTTCAATCCCCACTTGATGCGATTTTACCATTATCCTATTATGTACGTATACAGCACATCCCTTGGTTGGATCATCAGTGGTGGTAATGGCTATCAACCTATCTTTATTTAGAGTCTCTCCTATTTCATTGTAGTGCAGTGCTTCTTTGCTTGATACTTTGAATTTCCAGCTTTTTCGGTTGTTTGTTTTCATTTTATTCTCCCTGTAGTTTTTGCACTCAATTTCAAATCCTTCTGCCAATTTTGCCCATTTTCTTGCATGTTCTTGTTCTCTTTTTGATTCTGCTTTTTGAAAAAGCTCAAAGCGTTCTTTGCCTATAAAGGCTTCTTTACCATATACTCTTATACAACTTTTATCTGAAGAAATAAGAGCAACTGTATATACTTCTCCTAATATAAGGCCATTGTTTATTGTCCATGAGCCTTCGCTAACCAGCCTTACTTTGTCTCCTACTCTGAATTCCATAGAACCTTCTCCTACTTCCTGCGAAGGGACAAAGCAGTTTTTATGTATAAACCATTCTCTATTGTTTACTTTTATGCAGGAGTTATCTTTAGATTTCTTGGTGACTGTGTAAATTTTCCCTAAGCTAAGGCAATTACTTTTTGAGAATGGGCTTTCTTTGATTAGCCTAACCTTGTCGCCGACTTTGAATTTCATAAAACCCCCTTATGTCATTAAATCAATATAGTTTTCTGCTTCTGCTTCTTCCATTGCTTTGTCCAATTTTTCTTTTACTTCTTGTATATCCACCAAATTATAATATCTATGATTATTTGGCAGATATAACCCTCTGATATAGATTTCTTCCAAGTCAAATTCTTCTGGCTCAGGTGGTTCTCCTGCACAAGAGAATGTTGGCCCTCTTGCTGGTCTATATGGAGACCATGAGCAAATAAGTGTTAATTCAACCTCCCTATCCGTATTTGTGATTAGAGTTGTTTTACATTCTACAGTTTTCATAAAATACTTCCTTTATATTAATCAGCAGACATCCTCCAATTTAATGTCTGCATCATAATAATCAAATAAGTTCATATCTTTACTGACAGTCCTATCTATTATATCCATGGCCTCATCTGAATTTTCAGCAGGTGTAGTGTATGGTTCTGCACATACCAGCCTACCGTCTTCATCATAGAATTTTACAAGGTAGCAATATTCTTTTTTCATGCTGATTCTCCCTTAGATTTTAGGCAGCCTTCTCTGCCACTGAATTTAGACCACCCCATACCACCAATTTCGTACCATTCATACATTGCTTCTTTACTTCCCCAACAGGCACTTGGAAGTTCATTATAAAACAGGTAGACATAGGCAGGTATATTTTCTATGTTTTCATTGTCTGCATGTGACACAGCTTTGAAAAGATCCATACATATGATACCTTGTAAGAAGTCACCAGGAATTATGCCTTTTAATACGTACCTTTCTATGGAAGGCATCATACGTGTTGGTATATGGAATCTTCCAACACTATACTGTTTAGAAAAATCGTACATCACACATCCTCCTCGCATATTAAGAATATACACACATCATCCAAAGTTTTTTCACACTCTTCAGATGTGGGTATATCGTTATTTTCAAACGGCATTTCTTTAAGTATTAGTTTATCTGCCATTGTGAATAATTCACTATCACTGAGATTTGGCCATGGATTCTTGCGGTTTTCAGAACACAAATAATCGTAAACCATATTGTAATCAGATACTATTTCTTCCATCAATTCTTTTTTAGTCATATCCTGCCATACTGGTATTTGAAGTACAGGATTAGGGTGCCCTGCAAAATAATCAGAAAGGCACATATCAAGGAATGTCAGTTTATACTTCATTAGAATATCTCCTCCACATAGCATGTACTGGATATCCTTCTACACCACTGAATCCAGCGTAAAATGCCAGTTGTTTGAAAGACCAACCACTTTTTATTCCCTTTACCAGTAGTTTGAATTGTTTAAATCTTCCGTACCAGTGGAGCATATCTATGAGTGCCTTTCTGTCATTACAGGCACCACATTTATCTTTGTAATGTATTTCTGTTTTCATAATGATTCCTGTTTGTATTGTTCACAGAGATCAGCTATATCATCAAATTCAAGATGAATATCGGCATCTTCGCACATTGCCCAAATGCCATCAGGATTATCTGGCATCATCATGAGAAGTACATCTACATGGCCTGTTTCTTCACTGGTTAAACCGTACTCAGATTTGAGTTCTTTGAGGGTCATTTGAAGCCTCCACTAATTATAGTTTCTCTGGCAGGGTGCATTACCCGTATTAAATTGTTATAGTATATATACTATAAAAGACATTAAATGTCAAGTTTTACTTTGTGTGAGATTATTTGTTAAATTCTTTTATCTGATCAACCATCTTTCTACATTCAGCCTCGCAGTAGGATTGCGTACGGACCACCCCATTTTGTAGGTGAATTCCATGTGTATACATACCCCTTCTTTCTGCAGCTTCTATATCAGGTTTATCATAGAAATGCCCACAATCAAATCCAAGAACACGCATACCATCACTGATTACTACACCTCCTAATCTAGCACGTGTTCCCATAGGCATTACTATATCTTCATAAAGAGTGACACCCCCATGTACATTTATATCTACATATGAGTAGTCTTCACTTGTACTCATAGGTATTTTTGTATCTATAGATACAACAACATATCCACATCTGTGCCCAAACATATTTTGCACTACAGAACATTGATATCCTTTATACCACCAAGTCTTTTCTACAAACATACTTACACCTCTTTATATATCTTTTTGCAATGTATATTTATGCGTCTTTCCCCGTCATTGTATTGTGCATAATGGGAATGTATTTTTGTATATCCAGCATCTACTACGGCAGCCAGTACTGTTCCAAGTGACATATAATGTACCCTGCTATTATCGTATATTCCCACCCTTTCCAAAAAATCCCTATCTATAGGGTGACAGGTGACATGGTACGTAATTTCTTTCATAATGCCCCCCTTAGTCAAATCTATACATAACTGTTTTGTCACCATCCACAAATGCTGTCATACCGTAAGGATAAATAAACACAATTACGTCTTTGACAACACATCTTGTAAGTGGGTATAGATCAGGGTCTCCAGGGTACTTATACGTACCATCTTTTTCTATTGTGCCCCCCGTCATAGGACCCATAGAAAATCCGTATGAACCCACAGCTTCTTCAATTACATTTTCTGCTTCTGGGTTTAAGAAAGTTGGTATAATACCAATAGAATTAATCAAGGTTTGTGCGGAAACATGGGGGTACTTACCTATAGGATCTACCTCATATCGTATACCCTGCCTATCTGTGAATACAGCTTTCATATTGACTCCTATTAATGAAAACAGGCACCCCATATCAGGAAGGATGCCTGTTTTCTATTCTCTATATATCTCTTTATAAAACTATAATATATTTATCTATTTATCTTATTTGAACATTGGCTTACCTCCGGCTTTCGCCTAATTATGATTAGTATTTTCTTCATTAATGTTTTACGCATACCCTTGTATGGGAATGGGTAGTGCGCCCTAAATAGGGAGGAGCCGCCCTTGCTGGTGCAATAAATCTTCAGCACGATTCAGGCGTTACCATTTGAGCTTCGCCGCAGGTTATATATGCATCCTATGTGCTAACCTGTATATAGTGGGGGACTCCTCCCTAATATGTGTACTGCTTTACAGTACTCTGATCATGGCAATACCTCCTAAGTTGAGCTTTGGTTTTTATTAATTTTTATTGTGATAACATATATACTATAAAAGACATCATTTGTCAAGTTTTATTTTTGTATGGATTTGTTTTTATCATCCTGCTCCATTTTTTCTTTGTGATATACAGCCTGTTTGTACGACATGCCACATACAATAGGTTGCGGATGCCAGTTAATAGGACTTGACCTTCCTTTAACAGATTTTGCGTAAAATATTGCGTAGGAGTATGCATCATCACCATTAAACTTTAGTATTCTATATTTACTCATGGTTTTCTTCCTCATTAAAAATACATTATATACCTACATATACATTGCCACAAAAGATTTGAATACAGGCCAAATACGAGCTTTTTAGGCTATGTAGATATTCAGTTTGTCAGTAAGTGTGCCGTGTACTCCTTACCATTACAAACAAGAACAAGATCAGCACCCCACAGACTAATAATTGCTTTGTGCATATTTAGATATGTGACTGTAGAATGTTCTGGTCTGGTAGTTATTTTGTGGTCCATGTATTGCACACAATCAAATTGTGTGGCGAATATTATAGTTGCTATTATTTCTGGAATAAACATTTGACAAATCTCCTATGCCCCAAATCTTCTTTCAGCATCAATTTCTGCGTACATTTTTTCAATTTCCCTTTGTTCACGATAGTACTCTTCCACATCTTCAGGATCAGCGATATTTTCATTTGGTACCAACATAACCCTCTTGCCATTACACTTGGAGCATGTAACATCATACACCCCATTCCTGTAATTCTCCATAAATTCAGGATCATTAATGAAATCTTCAGTAAGACCGTCAGCATCAATGTTAGGATTGGTGTGTCTCCCTTCACCATTGCACCTATCGCATACTGCATACATGGCAGGTATCTCATGTTCAATACCAGCAAAGTCTGTGTAAGTAAGTGTCTTAGCCATAATTACCTCCTTAAAAGATCACACAGTTATTCCAGGTAGAGCCTGCCCTGCATTTTGCATTTTCAGCGAAGTTTGCTATTTCCTGTGGTGTCATACTGTCTCCGTCATATACCCGTAAAGGTCTTCATCTTTGAGTTTCTCCCAACCAAAAGGCATAACCATCCAATACCCTTCCCCCACTATTTCAACCATATCCCCAACTGACTGTGAAGCATGAGAACCATATTTTCTGGCAAATTCATTTACCTTTTCTGGAGCAACATAATCTTGGCTGACCCAATTAAAGAAGTGAAATGCCTGTTGCAGCACTTCTTCAGGCTCAGTGTGCAATTTATCAGGAACGAATTCCATACACACAGGAACCCTGAAATGTGTATAATTCCTTTTCAGTGGTGGTATAGGTGGAAAACTGCTCTCAGTTATACGGTGGGCATTATAGTCAGAGTTGCAATGCCAAGACCACACAGTTATTCCCATGTTACACCTCCTTTGTGTTTTCAGCCCATGTGGAGAAATCATTCATGGTGATTCCGTAACTGTCAATGACCCGTTGTGCTTCCTTGAGGTCATTGTTCATCAGAGTGTGCAGGTCATCCATACACAGCCTTACAAATTCGCCTTTAGAAATCAGGCCGTCTGAGTAATGGCTGTGCCGTTTATTTACCTGATCCATGAAGTGGCCTACTGAATACATTCTTGCCATACGTGCCTCCTATGTTTGTGTTTCATTGTTATACTATATATACT